GGGTCGGTTGTAGTAACAACACGGATTTTGAACGCATCTAATTGACCTAGTTTGTAGATCTCGTTACCTACTTCTGTTTGTCCTACACGTTTCGCAGAAAGTGCCGCGAGTGCGTTTAAGTTAGTTAATGTACCAGAACCAGTCCAAGCACGACCTAAGTGTTGACCTTGCCACTCTGCTGCCACTGCGTCATTAATACGGTCTTCAATTCCGCGAGACTCATCTAAATAGAAAGTATCGCCAACCATATTTGACTTAGTTTTAATGTCAGACGCTTTACCCATTGTCGGAGTAAAGAATGGGTTTTCATTTAACGGGCCAGTTAAATCGTGACCTAAGTTGTCGTACTGGTATTTGTAGAACGACTTAGCGATGTCAACATACTTGTTGATCATCGGTGATAAGAACCCGTCAACTTTGAGCTTGTCATAACTTAACTCGTAGTTTTTAGTCTTATCTGCGAAGCAAACGTCTTTCGTAAAACCAATGTCGCGAATGTAGTCTAACCACGGTTTACCATCGTATGTAATGTCTAACTTGCCTTGCTCAACCGCTTTTGTGATCGCGTTATACGCGTCAGCGTTTGTCATACCATTGTGACCACGCCAGTTTTTACGTTGTACCAACGCATCTTCGTGAGATAATCCAGCTTCGTTTAAGAGTTCATTTTTGTTCTGGTCGAACGTGTTGAGGATTTCCTCGTACTCTTTTACTTTCGCTAACATATCGGACAAGCGTTTCATTTGGTATGGAGTATATACGTTAGCTTGTTGGTTAACAGGGTCGTACCCATACGCCGCCAATTCTTCGCGAAGACCATTTTTGTGGTACACGTTACCGTGTTGGTCGGTGTAATCATACCCGTCTAGTAAGCGAATGTATTTATCTTTGATCGCTTCATTGGAAGACATCGCGTGTGTAGACTTCGTCACCGCTGAAAGTGCGGTAGTCGCAACCATAACGTCAGTGTCGATGGCGTGTAGGTTTTTACGTGTGTACAAGTCAGGTCTGCTCTTAGCTGCTTTACGCATTTCGTCGCTAAAGGCGAAGATACGTTTTTGGAACTCACGTTGTTTGTGTGCGATAGCATTAACCGTTGTTTTAAGTTTGTGCGCGAGAGCAGTGTTGTATCCACCGACAAATTTAATCGCTGAATATTGTGAGTCAGCGAAGGCTTCAAATAAACGCTCACGTAAGCTCAAGTCACCTTTTACTTTTTGTTTTTGTACGGTCGTGGTATCGATAGAGTTAGGGTTAAAACCTGCTGTCTCTGCAACTTCACTGGTGTGTTTTTCACCTGTCAACTTATCTGTTAATACTTCAGCGTAATGCTCTACATAGTCACCAATCGCTTTCTGTGCGGACTTGATCGAGTAGTCAACATTAAGATTAACGCCTGCTTCTACATTATGTGATAGTTCGTTCAGTCTCGCTGTAACGGCAACAGACTCAGGTGCAGCGTGTTTAGCAATCGCTTCGTCTAACCCTGCGAATAAGTTACGCACCTGTTCATTTGTCATAACAGGTTTACCTAGCACTCTACGCACTACGTTGCGGATACGGTCGAATAAGTTATCCGTTGCTTTCTCGGCTTGGCTACGAAGTCCTTTAGGAATTGTTACCCCGTAACGGTCTTCCAACGCTTTCACGTTGTCAGTTTTAAGTGCTGCGTTAAGTTCAGCCAAGGCTTCTTCTACGGCCATAGCGTCGTTAACTGATACTTCTTCACCACGGTTTACACGCTCTAACTGGATCTTCTCAGCAAGCTCTGCGATTGTGCTATTCGCTGACGCGGTTTCTAAAATACCACGCAGTTCATCACCGTATTTAGTGTCTAACCCTAAGTGTGTGAGTTCGTGCCAAGCGACGAAACCTACACGGTCTTCTGCTGATAGTCCATTTTGACTATGCACACCGTCTGCGACGATAAACACTGCTCCGGTTGATGGGTCGTAGAAACCTTCAATGCCGTTTTTCAAAATGTAATGTTGCGCCTGTACAGAATTAAAGTCCGCACGAGAAATCACAGTTACATTTTTAGCGTGTTCACCTAATACTTTTTTCAGCGTAGATTTAACTTTTTCAGCGGTTAGACTGGTATCAAGTGCGTTGAAATCCGCTGTACTGAACTTAACTTTAGAAATACCAAACTTACCTTGTTTTGTAGGCGTAGTTTTGGTGGATTCTGACGAAGTATTAGTACTAGGCTTCGCTACTTTTTGCGTAGCGTTACTTGATTTAGGTGCATCTTTGTTATCTAAGATATACACCATCGCACCGTCAAGGTTATCCACGGCTGAGTTATAGAACGCAGTCGGTACGTTAATACATCCGGCAGACATATAGTTGTCTGTCGCAGTCGCTGAGTTGATCGCTTTAACTCGTTCAGGTTTATTCCATAGGCGATGCATAGCGATAACACCACCGTCAGCTTTAGTAATATCCTTACCTGTAAATGTGTCAGTGAGTGTTAATACGTCCGAACCAAAGATTTTCTTATCGGCAGCTTTCGTAGTTAATGCTTTCTGAAGTTTAAAGCGCCCGCTTGGCGTAGAGTTAGCGACGTTATCATTTGATTTATTACGACCAAAGATAGCGTTCTGTGTGTCGATAACTTTACCGTTGTTATCTACGACGTGGATTTTACCTTCGTTTTTGTCTGCGACAACAAACACTTTACCATTGTTATCGTGAGTTGCTTTAACCCAGTTGATCGTGTTGCTTGCTTCTTGGGAAACACCTGCAATTTGTGGGCCACTTTCATATGTAGCAAATCCTGCTTGTGCGTGGGCGTCCTGTGGAATAGTCATCGCACTTACGCCTACTACCGCAACAACCGCAGACAATAAAGCATTTAGACGTTTTAGGAAACGACCTAATAGAGACTTAACGTCAATACGTTTTTTGGCTTCTTCGTCGATAGCGAGAGCAACTAAGTCTCCGTCTGTAACTTTTGCTGTATCAGTAATTGGTTTACCGTCTGCGTCTTTAAGATGTGGTAGTGCTTCTGTTAGTACACGCTCACGTTTACCTTCAAGGTATTTCACGTTGAACGCGTCGTCCACTGCTTTCTTATGAAACGCAGTAATATCTTCAACCAAGTCTGGGTTAGCGAGAAGCTCTGTCACTTTATCTTCAATCGCAGTCGATTTCTTAATGTCGTTATATACAACCTCTTGGTCTTTATAGACTGGGTTGTCATTGAAGTCAAAACCAACTAAGTCAACTTTACTACCTGCGAACGCTTGGTGTTTAGGGTTACGCGCGTTAGGACGTAAGTAACCACGTTTAGCTGCTTCAAACGACGCTGTTGACGCAGTAGGTGAGTTTTTAAAGAACGCTTCACGGATTTCTTCCGCGGTTTTTTCGTCCGCACCTTTCAGTAATTCGTACGCTTTACGTTGGTTAGTGCGAAGGTCATTACCTTTAAATTCTTTAGTAAAACGTGATTCAGGCTCGATTCGCTCTTTCTCACTCGCAACCGCTTCTTCAATCGCACGGCGTTTGGCATTTTCTTTCTCTACCTTACTATCTGCAACTGAAGGTTTTTGTTCAGCATTACCGGTCTTAGTAGCATCTGTTTTGCGTGAAGAATTAAGGTCAGACGCGCTAATCTTTGTTGTTTTGTTAGGTATAGCAGATTGTTCTGTGGGCTGTTCAGTAGCCACAGTATCTCGTTTACTTTCTGATTTTGTTTCATTTTTACCCTGTTCAATACGGTGTTCTTTCTCCGCTGTACCTATAACGTTAGATAACGACATTTTTGCACCGTGCGGTAGCGATATGTCTGCACTCTTACCACCCCAGCCTTTTCTTCCTTTGTGTTGGTTGGCTAAGTAAGACGCGTGTTTAAATAACTCAGCGTTTGTTTCAGCGTCGTCTAAATGCTCTTGCATTGCGCGTTGCATAGCAGAAACCATTTCAGCCTTAGATCTATACGTACCCTTATCAGCCTTTAAGAACTCACGAGTATTTGCGTCTTTCTTGGCTTCTTCCCAAAACGCTTTTAGTCTATTTTTGGACGCAATTATTTCCTCGTCAGACATAAATGAAGGGTATGCTAGTCTTTCACTCGGCGTTAATGTTTCTCCCACGCTATCGCTTTGCGCGCGTTCGAGTACTCCGCTGTCTGTGCTTCCAGTGACTGACGTTTGCGAAGGTTCGATACCTTGTTGGCTTCCTTCTTGCCCCAGTTCTCTCTGTTCTCGTCGTCCACTGACTGTTTCTCCGGTGCGTCCGTCAGACCCAACTGGATTGCTTTCTGGCGTGTTATTGTTCGGTTGTTCAGTAATATCCGTAACAATCCCCGTGTTGGACTGGCTATTTCCTGCGGTAGTGGTTTTGGTTTCAACTGGCGAAACTGGTTCGCCAGTTTCACTACTGCGTTTCTCTCCGACGGTGTCAGAGATAACAGTTCCTTGTTCATTAGGCTGCCCGTTAACATCTTCCTGGCCATCTCGATTACTTTTTCTATTTTCATTTTCCGTGTCCTGTTGTTTTGCAAACTCACCCGTGCCAGTCTGCCACGCTCTATACACTTCATTGAAGTTATTACGTGTTACAGTCTGACCTTTTTCGTTTTTGGTCGTGGTGGTGAACTCACTTTCAATATCTTGAATACGTTGCGCGTCTTCTGCACTCGCCACTCCGTCACCAATTTTACGTGTTAATGCGTCATACTCAGCGAGTAACTGTTCTCGCGAAGGTGTTTCTTCCTGTGGTGCTACCGTATTTTCTACCGCACTTTGTTCAGGTTCTTCGCGAGCTTCTTCAAACGCACGGTTAGCTTCGTCCACGTCGTTAGTTGGTTGTTCGACCGCACTTTCTTCTTGTGGTTCTACCGCACTTTGTTCAGGCTGTTCAGACGAGGCCTCAGTGCCTTCATCTTTCTGTTGCGCTTTTTGTTTCTCAACGAATTTGTTACCAATGCTACCTGCGTGTTGTGCTACGTTCTCAAGTGAGAATGTACCTTGGATAAAGGATTGTGCAGTGTTTTCGTTCCACGGTTTACCGTTACTTACGTTCTCTACGATCTGGGACGCTACTTCTTGCCAACCTTCGTCAGTTGTTTTTAAACCCACCGCTGCACCACCAGCAGCTAATCTACCAGCTAAAGTCTTCGCTGACATTCCTGCGAGTTGTGAACCTAATTTACCAACCACACCAGCCGCTGCTTGTTCAGCTAAAGTCATTCCTAGACCGGTCTTGAAACCGTCTGCTAGGACAGGAGACACTTTACCTTCATCAGCGAGTTTATCTACGAACGCAAGATAATCCACAGCAGATAAGTCTGTTGCGTTAGCGTCTTCACCGTTGACTTTTTTATACTCTTTGTCGATAAGATCTTGTACACCTTGTAACTGTTGATCGGTAATGTTGCTACTGTTCATCACAGCGAACCCAACGAAAGGATTAAATAACATCGTCGCTGTACCTGCAATAGTCGTAGGTAAGTTCTGAGCGGTAGATCTAAATGCTGCGCCAACAAGATGGCTAAAACCGTCTCCAGTAAAGAGTGCGCCCCACGGATCCTTTTCAAAGTTCTCCGCCGCTTCTTTCTCACCCGCGAGAGAAGACAGTGCTTTGTTGTAATAATCAGCAGCCTGTAAGTTAGACATTTTCTTAACAGTACCATCTTGCATTACAACTTCTTCACCTTCTTTGTCTGTACGTGCTAGTGCGTCGTGTATACGAAGATCGGATAGCGTATTGAGTAATTCTGTACCTAACTCGCGTTCTTCTTCGGACGTACCGAACAGCGTTCCGCTACCGACGCCAGATAAGTCGTCTTCACGTGTATTTTCTGCGATACCAATATTACGTACTTGGCGTATCCCACCAGCTTTCTTAACACGCTCTAATAACTCAGGATTATATTTAGCGAGTAGTTCTTCATCTGATAGACCTAAGTAACTAGACGCAGTATTTTTAACACCTTCCGCAACTGCTTCTGTACCAACAATACCTCTAGTCCAGTTCTCTTTTGCTTGGTTCTTCAACGTGTTCTCTTTGTACGTAGCAGGGATTTCCATTAGCTTCACCAAGTGTTCTTGGTGGGCTTTTTTCTCGTTCTCGTCGATCAAGCTATCAATGTATTTTTGATACCCTTTGAACCAAGACTGTTGGATTTCGCGACGTGTATTTGTATCTACTCCGTCTGCTTCCATTTTAGCGTTCAAGTCGTTATACGAAATTGTGTTACCTTTGTCTTCTGAAACACCGTAAGCGGTTAAGTAATCCGCGGGTGTAGTCGTAGGTAGTTGCTGCGTTTGTACAGAATTTTCCTGTGTTTCAGATACGACTTCGCCAGCAGGTTCTTCTGCTGGCTGTTGTGTTGTTCCGAATAAGATGTCGTCGTACTTTGTTTTATATTCAGGTAGTGTGTTTTGCTCCCCGAATAGGATCGTGTCGTATTTTCCCATAACTATACTTCTCTAATCATTCGTCTTAAAGGTTCGTCCAACTCAGTAGGGAGTTGCGCGCGTTTCTGTTCGGTAAAGTCAACGTCAAACTTATCTGGGCCTAAAAACATCCCCATCTTCGCAATACGTTCTTTTTCTTCATCTGTCCGTGTTGGGTTATTCGCTACGTGTTGTAGGAACGCGCTTTCCGCTTGGTTCTCCGGTACAATTTGCGTACCGTCGTTTAACTGTGCTACCGCTTCAGGAACAAATCCAAGATCTTCTGTACGATGAACAGGATTTTGTTTTTCGGTTTGCTGCTTACCTTCTGGGTTGTGACGTTCGTTACTGGCGAACTCGACGTTGTCTGTGTTTGCACCGGAGTCACTGGCGAAGTCGATACCGTCGTCGACGCTGTCTGAGCCGGTGCTTTCTGCTTTACGTTCTCATTACCTTTAGGCATATTGTACTTCGCAAGATCTACGTCTTCACCTAAGTGTTTAGCTAACGAATTAGCTACGTATTCATTACTGCGAGTGTGTTGTGCATAAGGTGAACCAGGTAAGCTCGCCCACGTACGATTTGCTTTTTTAACCGCAGTATCAAAATCGCCTTTTAAAATAGCGTCAAGTGCGCCGGACTGTTTAAGTAAGGCTATCGCACCTAAGTCTTGTGAACGTGGTGAGAAGTCTGTTAGACCGTGTTGTTTAGCTAAACCGTTCCACGTGCGTTCTAAGAACTGATATGCACCACTTGCTGACGACGTGTTTTTCTTACCGTCAGTCTGTGTGAAACCCCAACGTTTGAAGTCGGGTTTTGAAAGGTCTTTGATTTGGTTCTTCGCACTACCGCCATAAACGCGATAAGGGTCTGCACCTTTTGCTGTCCCTTCCGTGTCACGAATTAAACCTAAAAATGCTTGGACGTTTTTATTATCCAAGTAGCTTTCTAATTCTTTCGCCATTGTTAATTACTCACCTTTTTTCTTATATTGTTCTACGTTATTCATCATATCATAGTTCGCATACTGTTTCACTACTTTCGCCATATCTATACCTTCAGGGAAAGTAATCATTTGCCCGTTTGCGAAGTATAGCGTGTTACCACTTCTAATGGCGTTTGTTGATACATACTCGTGCGGAGTAGCGTTCTTAAACGCTTCAAAACTTTCACCCATCTTATATGATTTTTGTATCGGTTTACCTACCTTAGTAGTCTGCGTAGAAGTAGAACTAGATCCACCACGTGAGCCATAACGAGGGTTTACTGGGTCACCGTTTTGGTCAGTATAATACCCGTTACTTAGGTTGTGTTGGTTCTGTGCTTGCGACAACATTTGTTGATACTCTGCGTACCCTTGTTTGATAACTTCTGGGTCAGAACTTAGCTGACGTTTTACTTCAACTGGGTCTAGCACTTCCCCACGTTGTCTTGCTTCTTCTACCAAAGATAACGCTTGTGAATCAATAAGGCCGTCAATATATGGCTCATAGCCTTTTTCTCCGCCGTATGTAGATAACCAACTTGTTGCGTCAAGTCCTAACGATCCTTTCTGTTTACTAAACTGGTTAGCTGTAATGCCAGACTCTAATTTAGTTTCACGTTCTTTCGCTTCCAACGGTTGTTGCTCAACATAAGACTGAGCTTTATTCGCTTTATACGCAGCCGTATTTTCGTTAGCGTTCTGCGTTGCTTTAACTTGTGTAGCCTGTGACTCACCTAATTGTTGGATTGTCTCTGGGTTACGTAAATTAGCATTTTTCACGAAATTAATATCGGTCGCAGTTAGTGCGTCATCGATCTTGCCACTGTCTGTGATGAAGTCATAAATTTCATCACGCGCGCCACTCCGCATTTTGTTTTGTAACGCGTAGTTGTTAGCTGCGCGTTGTACATTCATTTGGTTTTCCGCATTTGTCGCAGCGTCTGCCTTCAATGCGAAGTTATAATTGTCAATATAATCGCGATATGCGTCTTGACGACCTTGGCGAAATCCGCTATTTACTACGTCACCGCGATAACCACCTTTGGTTGGAGATACAATAAACATTTAATTATCCTTTTACGACTGATGAAACTGTACGTGGAGTGGTTGACGCTCCACGTGAATATGCTGGTTTTGCTTCTACGATTGGTGCAGCTTTTGTACGACTAGGCCCCGAAATCAAGCCACCTATTGTGTACGACGCTACCCCTAACAACTGACTTAATGCTGCGCCAGGGTCTGCCCCGAAACTACTAAACGCTCGTGCTGCGTCACCAATACCAGTAATGGATTGGCCAGAAAGCCCCCGCCCTGTTTGAATAAATGCAAGTCTTGCTCGTAACCATCTGTCTTCCATTTTTTGCTCACGTAAGTTCTCGAATTTAACCGCACTATTCATTGCGTTACCTACAATATTGGCTTCGTACATCGCAATATCTCGTAGAGCAGTTTTTACAGAACCAGTACAGTATTGACTCGCACACATAAGCACTTCACGTCGCTTACCTGTTACTTTCGCTCTTGCATTTACTGCGAAACGGCCGGCAGTTGTATTATACTGTTGTCTATACGGATTAGCAAAATAACTACTAATTTGACTACCAGTCGCAGCCTCTTGTGGCTGGAAGGTTGACTTATAGTGGGCATACATCTCCTCCGCAATCTTTTGCTGTCTATCAGCAATTTCATAGGTTCTGTCAGCAATCTCTTTTTGTTGCTTGTATTGTTCTACTAACGCCCATAGTTGAATGCCATTCAATGCGAACAGGATAAGGTTTTTCCACCACGCATTTTCTTCTTCGTAGACTTGTTTGTAGAACTCTCTCCATTTGTCTTCCTGATCGCGTCGAGCTTTCTCTGCGGCTTCAAACTTCGCACCCCACTTCTTGTAGTTCTCACGTTTTTTCTCTAATTCGTAATCTACGTGTTCGTGGGCGAGTTCTTTGTAATTCGTTACTACTACACTTGTCGCCATTTGCTACCCCGTATAAGTAATTTTTTGTGTTTTCGCACGATGAATATCACCAGACTGCATAACATTAGCGATATAAGGTTGGTATAACCAGTTACTCTTATTGTAATCTGGGATTTGACCGTTAGGCGATGTAGGTGACGAAATCATTTGTCCGACTGTGTTAGACAATGTACCGAGTAATTGGCTTAATGCTGCACCTGGGTCAGCACCGAAACTACTAAATGTACTAAACGCTGCCATAACCCCTTTCTGTCCGTCAGAAGATATTTCTCTACCAACTTGGATAAACTTAAGTCTATAATCAAGCCATTTGCCGTCTTTATAGTCTTTAAGTGTTTCTTCGTGGCGATAAGCATTGTTGCGTGCATTACATACAGACTGTGCTTGCTCAATAGCCCAAGATAGCGCGTCATTGTCAGTAAAAGGTGCGCAGATAGAACTTGTGCAACGAGTAAGCGAAGATCTTGCTACACGAAATGCAGTTCGCATATTATCTTCTGCTCTTTTTCCAGATACGTCATAGTTAACACACTGTGCGCCACCGAAGTACCCACTTATCTGTCCACCGAACGCCATTTCCTGCGGTTGATAAACACCTTTGTAAAAGGCATAGAGTTCTTCCGCAATTACTTGTACACGGTTGGCTAAGTCGTATGTTTTATCGGCTAGGTCTTTTTGCTGTTCAAACTGCTTCCATAAAGCCCATAGCTGAACACCATTTAGTGCAAAAAGAATTATCTTCTTCCACCAGCTCATATCGTCTTCGTAGACTGACTTGTAATATTTGAACCAACGATCATTTTCTTTAACACGTTCAGATTCTGCTGCGTCGAAAAGTGCTTCCCATACAGAAAAGTCTTTCACAGCCCACTGGAAATAATCGTGCCACCCAGCGTTTAATGCACCGGGGTAGTCGTTAACCTCTTTAGTTTCTACCGTAGGTATCGAAGGTAAGGCTGCTGCCGCACCTGGTACGATATTAGAAAATGATGTTGAAGCAGGCATTTATTACAACTCCGATCTGTATGTCTTAATATGAACTTCCCCGAACCAACTTAAATCAATGTCGTCAAAGACCGGTATATCTAACACCGTGATATTTCTCGCACGATAAATAATTCGTGCTAACTCGATCATCTTTCTGAATAACCCTTGTTTACGGTATTCTTCGTCTATGTATGCAACCATTACTGTAGCACCGCGAGTCCCATCACCTTTCGTGTAGATACTAACCATCATAACACCTACGCGATTGTCTTCGTCGTCAAGTGCTTCAATGAAATCTAACTGCGCTGAGTGCCACATTACCGCAATCATTTCTGCCGGTAACATCTCCGCTGTGTTAAAACGCTCAATGTTGTATTTGTCGATAAAAACTTTTAATTTCTTGACTTCTTCTAACGTTGCTTCAGGGGTTTGTGGGAATTTTACTGTTTGTACTTTCATACCGTGCCTAACTCTATGTAACTTGTAGAAATCTCAACTTGGTACACTTCGGCTGTACCTTTAAGATCTACTTGGAACTCAATGTCTCTGCGACCACTAGGAAGTCTAAACTTCTCTGTTTGCAGAGGGCTATACTCTTTGATCAAGATGTCGTCACCAATAAACTTAAAAGTAACGTCACCGTTATTATATCTACTTACTTTCGCCCCAGCAAAGTTTATCTGCGTAGGGGATATTTCTTTCCTACTAACCCAGTGGTATGGGCGGTATGTATCACCTCTATCCCAACGATACACCGCTCCTTTCTCAACAAGATAAAGCTCATCGTTTTCACCAAACGCATACTCAGGTCTGTCTGATAATTCAATCAAGTGTGAGTTTTCCCACTCCGTTAAACTAACTGGGAACTGCAAACAATACCCGGCCACGTCACTGAAAAAATACACGCTATCTCGGTTATATGCCACACTCATACGATCAGGGTGTAATGCTTGCCAATCGTCTCTGGCGAAGTACGGTGAAGTGATATTAGTCGCTTGTACTCCGTCAGTTAGGATCAACCCGTCAATCGACGCAAACACGACGCCTTTAGGTGTAAGTGCATATCCGTTACCGCCACAACAACTGATCAAAGGGTAGTCTTCCAAGGTTTTAGTTACCTTTCTACAACCTACTGTCTTACAGTCTTCGATTGGCTCTACCTTATATAATGCACCACACGTAAGAACAATAATATCGCTCTTGAACTCAACTAAGGCTTGTATCTGATCAGGTACGGTTAGTTCGTCAGCTTCTTGCCAAGCGTGAGGGAAGTTAGGTGTAGAGAATCTAATCTTATTTCCACCAGTTATACCTGCGAGTTGTGTACCGTCTACGCTTATTACACCACGTAAATCTTTCGGTGGTGCGACATACTCTTGCGTTTCCATCGCATACCCTAGCTCGTAATCAAGCTTATCGTCGATGTATGCTGCTGTACCAACCGGTATTTCGTCCACTAAATAGTAATCACTCAACGCATTAGTTTCGTCAATGTTGAAATTCTCAATCGACGTGTTGTTTATATCGAATCCACTAGCTAAGCGATAAATACGAATACTCTTTACGTCGTACTCTGCTGACGGGGTATTAAACCCACTAAGCATTACTCGTCCACCGTCGTCAACGTCCAACGTTTCAGTAGGATAGCTAGGTGGGCCTTCGTCGCAACAACTATTAACATACGTATAAACGTAGGTTCTCGTTGCTCGTTTGTACTCAATGGAGTCAATTAAATTCGGTGAGTAACAGCTTTTCTTACCTTCAAGCGGATCTAGTCGCTCTACTGACGGCGCAGTACCAGGCGAAGGTAGCCCTAACCTAATCCAACGTGGGTTACACTCGTCAGAACAAGATGTTGCGGGATAGTCAAATAACCCTGTAACAACTTGTCTTGCACACGACGTATTAAGTCTTGTGAACTCAACGCACTTGTCAAACTCTTTCCAACAACAGTTATCATAAAATACAGACTTTGTAGTCTTCTTAATCTCACGGCATAATTTCTTTTCGCGAAACGGACGCAGCGTGCCGTGCCAAAGATTTACGTCTTTCGCAGTTGTGGCAAAACCATCTCCAAGGAGATGGCTGTCATATCTAGGTGCTAAACCTTTGAAGTTCTTATAGAGGATATTCATTCTATAATCCTAACGCTGCTTTCAATTTAGCGAGTAGTTTTTCGTCTTTAAGAATGTTATTTACCACGTCTTCGTAGCTTTCTTCACGTAAACGTAAAAGTCCTTCATCAACAAACACTTTTGTCTCGAACCCTGTTTTTACAATGGTGAACGCACTGCTACTAAACGACAAGTTAGTCGTGAACTCTACACCTTCAGCGACTTTCATTAACCCTTGCTCAGATACAGAATACCCAATACCTTCAACTGCTTTGCTGTTAATTTTAGGTAGGGTTAACTTCTCTAATTTACTGTTAAACTTGTACGGACTTTCAGTTGTACCGTCACCGCTTACAGTCACTGTGTCAGAATCTGCGAATACTAATTCTACTTTAAGACCTTGTTCTGTCGATGTGATACGGTTAGCTGTTGGGTGAAGTTTAACGCTCGCTTCCCAAGGTTTAGCTGTACTACCATTACCACCTACGTGAATTGACTTAGTATCTTTCCAGAAAGGGTTTACTGTGAGTGTGTTGTTCTCGATAACTGCTAGGTTGCCAACTTCCTGTGAGACTTTAAGCTCAGGTGTACGCTCTACAACCGTAGTAGTTTCTCCATCACAACACGCTTGCGGAGTATATACAGGTAATGGTGCTGTACCAACACCTACTACACAACCACCTTGGAAGGTAATTGATGTATATGTACCGTCTGGGATCTGAAACTTTCTGTCCGTTACATACAAACAGTCCCCGTCATAATGTAGTGATTTGTTTCCTACACATAACGAGAACTTCTTGCACTTTCTTTTTTCATTTGGTAACGGACTACTACACGGTTTGCAACCACAATTAGCCATATATTCCACCTGCTCTTAATCTAATTTTACCACGTCTCGCTCCGAGGAGTCTGTCTGCTCCTGCGAGTGTTACTGCTTGTTTATAATCACGTTCGTGAATCGTTGCGAGATTTAAGTCGAACCAACGTGCCTGTTTAACTTTATACAGCATAGCGAGTGCTTTATCAATGATCGCTTCTCGGTAGTTCTGGTATAAGAGTTCGTCTAACTCACAACAATCTTGTTTAGGTGCAACGGCCACCACGACCCGTAGCTTGCCCCCACTAACGGCAGGCACAGGGCTAACTTTTAAGCTATTTGGCGACACGTACCATACGTAGTGTCCGCTGCAATTCAGTCCGTTACAAGGCTCTTTATTAAGTACCTCGTAACCGCAGGCTTCTTGAATACTAACCACTCTGTCGCAGTCTTCAAGATCCAATAAATATTCGTCCGCACAAGCTATTAAATCAATTTCTAACGTTCTACGGATAATCTGTGTCTTTGTGCAGAAGTCAATCGCTGCTTTGCGAATGTAGTCTTCTGCCATTGGTTGCTCAATGCCGTCAAGCAACATAAGTTCGTCAATGAAGTAAGATAAAGGTACGGTTTCAACTTGGTCTAACATTATTTAATCCCCAACTGGTATCTTGCCACCTCACGTGCGACTAGCGGTTTTAATACACTTGGTAAACTTTCCAAGTTGTAGTTGCTGTCTTTATCTTGTTCGATCTTAACTTCGAGTAATTTGAAGAACAAGTTTAAGTGCTGACTGGCAAGCGACGTTGACGACTGGCTTTCTTCATCTACCATTAACGCTCGAAATAACACCCAGTGTACGCCCATTGTCGCGTCGATACAGTTGGATTGCTCTATGTCAGCACTTAAATTGTTCATCTTAAATTCACGTGGCGGTGTCTCGCACATAAACTTAAGATGAACGTCCATACCATAAGGTACGGCTGGTTTAACCATAACCGAGCCGTCCTTATCTGTCAAAATACGATAGCTTGTTAACTTAAAATCACGATTGTGTGTGAACGTAGTACAATGGCGAGGTCTAAAACCACCCCATTTTAACTTCTTATCTTGGTCGTCCTGCTCGATTTCGTACAGAACATTACCGTCTTTATCGCTCACACCAATAACTGATAATACGCGTTTACACTCGTCAAATACTTGGTTAATACCAGGTTTTAACTTCGCAACTTTAGCACACTTAAACTTATTCGGGTTAAGCGTGTACATAACACACAGTGCTTCATTCCAGTATCCAAGTAGTTGTTCTTGCGTCCAACGTTGGAACTGACGATTAGGTACACCGTCTGTATAGTCATTTAAGTCGCGCGCAGCGCGTACAATCAAGTCACTAATCGTAGTCATTAGTCATCCAATTCGTCAAAGTTGATTTCTTCTTTCACTTCTTCAGCAGGAACTTCTACCGCTTGTTCTTCTACTACAAGTTCTTCCGCAACGGTTTCTTTTTTCTTCGCTTTAGGTTTCGCTTTTTTAGCAGTAACTACGCTTTCTTCTGCTTGTTGCTTAGCCATAGCGTCAATCTTAGCTTGTAGTTCAGCAATTTGTTTAGCGTGTGCTTCTTCTGCTGCAACTAACTGTTCACGTGCGAGTGCTAGATTACGTTTGTCCGCTTTTGAGACTTCTTCTAACTCTGCACGTTTTTGTGCTTCTTCTTCCGCGCGTTTCTGTGCTTCAAGTCGTGCCACTTCTTCTGCGTCAGCTCGCTCTTTCGCGATTTCTAGTTCGCGGTTTAACGCAATTTGTGCTTGGTCATCAGCATACATATCCGGTTTGTCTGGATCATACGCTGCTACTAAGTCACCACGAGCCGCTAATTCTGGAACCCACGGGTAAATGTTTCCATCTGCGTCACGTAAAAATTTTGCTTTTTTTGCCATTGGTGGGGCAACATTCATTGTATCTTGAGCCATTTCAAGGTCTCCATCTGTTTGTTGGTTGTATCGCTCTCTCGCTTGGCGAGCGAGGGCTTCATATTTTCGTGCCATAAGATAAGAGCGTGGGTGTTACCCCACGCTTCTCCACTATACGTGGATCGGACATTCGTAGTCAAATACGTGACCTGTCACTTCAATTCGTGCAGTGATGTCAGATAATTTAACTTGTTTGTCAGCCGGTAAGCTCTCAATTTTTAAACCTAAAACTAAGAACTTATCGCTTTCGACCCAGTGACCGCCTTCGCCTGGTTTAACCGCACTACGTTTAAACGCGTCTTCGTTCGCAGGAATACCGTTTAACGCAGTTACTAAGTCAATAGTAGTACCAGTAGGTTGCAGAGTTTCTTGGTCGTATTCGTGTACTTCTACACCGACCACTAAACCATCTGAATTTAATTTAGACTGGTAGCCACGTGAAGACTGAACTGGGAACACGCGAACTGCTACGTCTAATAAAGTGTGGTTCGCTGGAATTTCAAATAAACCAACGAAATCACCTGCTGCAACTTTCGCTGCGTCTAACGCTTCTGCTTGACCTTCACTGTGCATAGGGTTTAATGAGTTACCCACAGTGAATAAACCGTGCATATACTCACCAGCGATACGTTCTGCCACGCCATTTGTGCTTTCGTCGTATACTGTGTTACGTCCTACTGAACAGTGATTGTAGCGGTATGGGCCACCTAATGTTAGCATTACATTTGCCATCTTTTAAACTCCTTACTCAAAAGTCCAGTAGCCAACTGCGATTGCATCACCGTAAATTGCTTTACCGCCCCACAACGCTGCCATTTGGTATTGACGACCCCAGTAGTCTTTATCTTCAATGATACGACCTTCGGTGATGTCACCATAAAAAGCGAACGCTTCTTTCCAGAACGCTAAGATGTAATACGCTTGTTTGTTTACTGTTGTGTCGAACGCACTGATTGTACGCATAGACTCGATTGTACGGAAACCAGCTAGTTTACCCGGTAATTCACCAGTTAATAACATAGATGGATCTTTACAACAAGAAATGTCTGCCGCTAAGCGGTACTCAGACTGGATAACCACGTTACCGAACTCAGGTGGAACGATTAAGAACATTTCGTCATTTTTCCAACGACTATTATGTACTAATACGTTACGTAAATTCATTAAGTTAACTGGTAAGTTAGCTGGGGTAACGCGAACTGGTGAACCTACTGTACCTAAGTTGATAGAGCGGTCACGACCTGCGTTAGCACCTTTGTTGCGACGGTCTGCTTCTAATACCATTGCTGATAATACGAAGCTGTGCCACATACCAGATAATTCGCGGTAGCAAGAATCTAAGAAACCTGCTTCAAATTTGCTCCAGAATTGGCAAAGATTGCGTTGTAAGTTGTTATCAATTTTGATCGCTTTGTACGCTTGGTTACAAAGAGTCATTTGCACCGAAGTGATTTGTACGGTGTCCGGTTTGATAACTTGGTTATCTTCATACTTACGCCACGGGCCTACGTCCGGTTGTAAGATAAATTCTACGACTTGGTTACAGTCGAACGCTTGCGCTACGATACGGGTATTAACGATCTCACCTAAGATGTCGTTTTCCCAACCGCGTTCAATAATACGGCTATGGTAACCTTTCGTTGCGAGAGGAGTATCGTGGATACTGCCATAACCGGACGCTGAACCTAAACCTGCTTGCGCCATTGTTAGCTCCTATTGTGTTATTTACCTAGACGATGTGCGTCCAGTTTTGATCGATATTCACTATACTCCTGTCGAGAGATCTCACGTAACTGATACGCTCTTAACATTTGTCTAGCTTCCTCATCGGTGTAAGAAAATCCACTTTCTTCTGCTTGAGCAGCATTTGTGTTTCCTGCACCATTTGTACCACTCACGTCTGCGATAGACGATAGAGGGTTTTCCTTACCACCCATAAAATTCTTAATCTCACGGACGATAAAATCAGAACGACCGTTCTCTAACGCTTCTTGTAAAGCGTGGCCATAAGTAGCCGTAGGGAAACGATCATCACCTGCACTTAACTTATCCTTAAACTCTTTTGAGTTAAAGATTGTGTCGAAGTCAGGGATTTGTTTTTTAACTTCATCAATTACGCGACGTTTCGTTTGCGCTAAAGTTTCTTCCGGTGTTGGTTCACGGAAGCGTTCTTCTGCTTTCATTAAACGTTGCTCCAACGCAGTAATTTTCTTCGCTGTTGGTGCTAAAAGTTTGTCGCGTACTTCAAGTAATACATCGTCGTCTAAGTTTTCACTATCGAAACCCTGTGCTTCTAACATAGCTCTGAACTCGTCTGCTGACGCAGCCACTTCTTTCTCTGCTAACTGCGCACGAAGGGCAGATAATTCATTTTCCAACTCTACTTCGCGAGTAGACTTGGCTGGTGCTTCGACAGGTTGTGATTGCTTAGCGCGTAGTTCTTCTAACTCACGACGTTGCATCTCAATTAATTTGTCACGCTCGTCTGCTGACGGTGCTTGTGATTCTGGTTTAGCCTGTGGCTCAGGTTGTTCTTCCGGTTTATTTTCAACTGGTTTTTCTACAACAGGATCTTGTTGCCCTGTCACAACCTGTGTGGGTTGTTGTACGAAGCCAGAGATACCATCTTCACCGATAGTAACACCGTTTTCTTCCAACTGTTTTCTCGCTTGTTCTGCGAATGGATACTTAGCCATAAATCCGTGTCCTATTTATTGACTTGTTTAACTAATTGCATTAAATCTAATGCAAACTCCGCTTTACCTTTGTACGATAAAGCCATAGCTCGGTTAGCCGGTTCGTCTGTCATTAAATACATTCTTGCCGCTTCACCTTGCAATCTTTCGTTTTCACGCTGTACCTTATTCAAAAAAGATACGAACTGCTGAGCTGTTAGCGGATCTGCGAACAACTTTGTCAGCATATTCATATCTTCTTCTGTTACAGCGTAACAACCAAATCTAATCTTAGCCACGTAAAGGGTTCTTAACGTTAAGTTTAGTTTGATTCATACTGCGCTGGTCTTTTAATTTAGGTTTAGCACCTGCCAAGTCAGCACTGGTAGTAACGGTACGCATTGTGCCGGTACGCATATCCTTCATAGGAATGTTATTTGGAATACCAGCAGATTTACCGCATTTTGCACATCTTGCCATTTTAAGCTCCGTGGAAAAAGTTTTGAGGGATTAATTTCGCATCTTCAGTAGTAATTTCTTCTACTTCAATCGCTACTTTACCTAAAGATTGTGGGTTACACAACTCATATACATAAAAACCCGGTACGGATAATACCGTTAAGTTCTGTCCGCAGTGTAGGGTAAGTGTTTCATTACACACCATCACAGGTTCTGACCCGACGATTTTCAGTTCTGATGATTGAAATGTACACGTGTGACAAGCGTTATCTGAACACCCATCTCCGTGTGGCATACTGCCTTGCTCGAATTTAAGTTTGTGCAGAACCGCACAGTCGCCTTCTTTCGTTACGTCACCGTATTTGTCAGTTACCGCACCTTGGAAGTTGAAAGATGAAACTACCATCGCGAATCCAGTTCGTACTTGGAACACGTCTGAAAACACTGAAGTAGATTGTGAGCCGATGATTTGTACTGGTTTTGCCATAATTAATTACCAATGATTAGTTTATTCGGTAGACAACAACATTCTGCTTTAGAGATTGTACAGAAGATTTTGCCGACTAGCGACGTATCGTTCATCTCTAACATAAATGTTCCAGGGATAGTTAGGAACAACGCACTGTTAGCGTTGGTGATTTTAACTACTTCGCCATTGATTTTGAACGGTTCGCTTAGTTCTACATTTGTGGGAGAACCTGGTTCAGCACTACAAATACAACCATATCCTTGCGGCATAACACCGGCTTTAGGATGTACCTTATGCAGAATCAAATACCCGTCGTCACCTAACCCGAATGTACAAATCTTTAATGGTACACACGGATCTACGTGAAAGATGTGAGATATAGTGTTACTAGAACGCGCATTGAATAGGACGTTTCTGTCTTCGGCTTGAACACTATTTCCGATCTTGCGACTTGTTGAAACTTCGCACGTCATAGTAACTCCATAATCTTAAATACTACCACGAACAATGCTGACGTAATGATTGACCCGACTAAAACGCCACGCCACCACCAGCAGTATTCACACTCTATTCTAAACAGATCTGCGAATGGGACAATTACCTTGCCCCATACGAAGTCTTGCCACTTATCTATTACCTTTCTCACGCATCACCAACTTTTCATAGATCGGTGTAAGTAAAGCAATAGCGTCGTCATACGCTTTGTCATCTGGGCCACGTGGCTCTAAAATATAAGGTGGTTTCCAGTATAAACGTTTACACCCTTGGAATGTACCGTCTTGAGCGTAAGATACTTCGTCACCTTCTTTGAAACGTACAACTACATTTAACATACCGCCACCGTCTTTGACAACCTGGCCCATACCTTTCAGTACGTCATAAACCACGTCGCCTAGCTTCATCTTGCGGCCATTAAGTGAACTCATAGTTCTTCCCCTATTTTGATATTACAATGTATTCTATTACATAAGTTAGTAAGTATCAACTAACTTGTATAATTTATTTTTACAGCACTTCTTCAGGTTGTGGCTGCTGTTGAACTTGTTGTTGTGCCATAGCCATAGGGTCGATTTGATTGCCTTCACCTACGACAGTCATAACGTCGTCCATATCGTAGTCAACCAAGTCCAACGCCTGCAACACTCTGTCAACCGCTTTGTCAATAGCTTCAGGTTTGACACGACCTGTTTGAGCAAGACTTGCAACGATTTGTGCAGCTTCGAGCATATCATTTTTCTTAAGCTCTTTCTCCATAAGACCACTCGCACCACGTGCAACAACTTTCGCATCACCTTTAATGTCGTCTCGGTTGTTATATTTGAGATTGTACATATAAAGTGCGGTAGCAAACGGTGAAACTACGTCGTCGTCAATGTTTGTAATCCCACTCTGTACACCTTTAAGTGCGTTACCGTATAACATAGACATACCACGGAACGTACGGTTAGCACCTGTACCTACCGGTTGACCGTGAATACTTGCTGGAATTTGCGTCATAATATCTGCGAGAGACATAAACCACTGGCACACGTTACTTAATGAAGCCGTATTATTCGGGAAGTTATGGAACATGTATGCAGGACGACCACCGCCAACTGGGTCTGGATCAACTGGGTTCACCGTAAACGGCTCAATATCACCTACTTGGTCGTCAGTAATCCACTGCTGAATACGACTAAAGTCAACCTCACCAATAGGGCCACTTGAATATTCCATATTCTTGATCATACCACGTAAGCAACTTTGGAACGCACGTTCAACTTCACGCACTTTCTGTGAGATACCGAACCCCATAATGCCATTACCGGTCTTCTCGTAGCTTGTTACATAGATAGGACGTTTATTCGCATACGGATTAGGGTTAATAATTACCTTCAACGTAAAGCAACCAAGCGTATGAATGATACACTCGTAATACTCACCGTTTTCCACATCAGTCAGTCCGTACTCTTTTAGCACCGAACCACGCACTGCACCATAATACTTCAACACCTCAAGTGACGTTTTACCATCCCACGGGATAATGTCGTTGCTATTTTCAGGGTTTCCACCTAACCAGTTATAGTGTGTGCTACCATCAGTGAAGTGTTCTAGTGCTGCCACCACGTTCTCCTTTATATAGGAGTCAAGTTTCGCCATTTTCACTAACTGTTTGCGAGAGTAACGCTTGCGCACAATTACATACGAGCCGTCTTGTGCGTCCGTACTATCAGAAGACCAGAAAAAGTCAAACGGACTCACGTGATTCACCGCATAGACAACTTCATCTTTCGCTTCAAGTGACTTGCCCTTCCATACAAAATTCGTCCGCACTTCTGGTACAGGCCCTTCTAACACAGCATACGGATAAATACAGAAGTCCTGTAAAAACTTCTTCATCGCCTTGTCATAGCCACCGTCAACGCACTGATCCCACATCACCGTTTCCATCGCTTTCGCTGCATTGTTAGCAGCTACTAACATAGCGTCACGCACGTGTTTCTTCTGGTCGCGGATAAGTTTCTGCATCTCGACTTTAGTAGACGGCACAACAGACTCAACGTCACCAAATATCACTTCTTTTACCCTGGCCAACGTTTCGTCTTCGATTTCTTTATTTAGCTCCGGAACGGGTGTAGGCTCAACCGTAAACGGTATGCCACCACTACCAAACAGCAAGTCTCTAATCCACGCATTAAGTGCGCTAACTTTTAACTGCGTTAAACTTGGCACGGGCATATTACCAAACGCTTCTCGGATCTCACACGGCACTTCACCGTAATACTGCGAGTAGCAGTTATTCAATACTTCTTCCGCGGTGTAATCACCAAATTTATAGCTGGCACGATGTCGCACTGCTGCGTCAAAGTCCTGCTTCACCATACGCGCTAGACTGTCTTTAAACTCCGTTGCTTTCTCGCCTTTACTCTCGCTAATTTTCTTAGCAAGACCAAGTCGTTCTTTAATTTCCATTACCTACCCCTTAGTACACACGCTTAGACGTTGCACGTCTAAATGAATGTTGGTTTTGTTGATTATCTGAGCCGTGACGTATGCCGTTACATAGATATTGTACTGCGTCCGCTAAGTGACTAAACTCGTTCTTCACTGGCTCACTTGAGTAGGTTTTCCCTACTCCACTGATGTTCAATGGTCGGTAGTGGTATCCGCCACGGAAGCCATTGATTATTTTCTCACAACGTTTGTCTATCAACAAGCCTTCACGTCTTTGCAAGAAGCTAATCACACTATCAAGTCGTGCCTTAAATTTATTCGTCGGTGCGTTCTGCGCTTGTATGCCATATTGCCGTAGCACCTGCACAGGTGTCTCCCCTCTGTTACTATCTCGTGGGTTGGCCGGGTCAGTGTAGGCGACCACTTGGCAACCTGGATAATGTTGTGCCAAGAACGGTTTTAGTACGTCACGCACAAATGGAATGAATGGCATATCGAGTGCCAACAACTCGTGCTTAATTTGCAACACACCCATTTCAATTTGTCCGAACGCCACCGCAGGATTAAGACCGGTGGTATCTATACCAAGAATAACAGGGTATCCAAACTTAGGTTCCAATGGGTATTTGCACACCATATCTTCGTGCCAGTATTCTTGGTAGACCGGTCTTCCGTCAAAGTTGCTACCATATTTACCCATAATCTCGGTGTCAATATAGTGCTTAGGCTTACCGTCTAACTGTCTGCGATAGTACGCATACCCGAACGCACGACGTTGTTCAAGTGTATACACCACTCCTTCCGGTGGTGGTTTCTGATTAAGATACTCCAAGTTCTCTGCTTCTGGGTTGTCGATATACTCAATCTCTCCATCCGCTCGTACTTTCTCAATAAATGGTGCAGGTTGGTGGAAAATCTTACTACTCTCCGTAGGATTAAAGTCAAGCTGCGCAATCCAATGATCTTCTGCCGGTGGGTTGCTATCGAATATCACACCACTATATGTACAACCACCCGTGTTAGTCCGCTCGTCATAAGGTGGAAATCGACCCACACGCTCCTTACAGGTATCAAAAACTTCAAAGGCCACTTCACGTGCCTCGTTTATGAAGATCATCGTGAACTCCATTGACTTAAGTTTCTGTACGTCTTGGGCATTTTCCAACGCAATAAACACAAACTCCATATCAAACCGAGTACCGTCTGGTAGTCCACCAATAAATCTTGAAGTCATTGGTGCTGTTTGTTTGACTGGAGCAAGTAGAGGTGGAATCCACTCACTAAACGTTTTAATTGTAGTCAGTCTTAAGTTAGGATAAGTAGAACGAACTAACCCCATCCGTGAGCGTCTTACTCCGTCTGGGCCAGGCGCTTGATTAAATCCTCGACGTAGTAACTCTTGGATCATCATTACCGATTTCCCCGTACCAACCCCTGCGATTACTCCTCGTACAAATTCGTCGCTTGTATGGAATTTTATCGCCGTAGGAGACGGCTTATAGGTCGGCATTACTATCTGTGACATCTATTACTCCTCTGTGTACCACGTTGTTAATAACCCTGTTACTAACCCCACCAAACCCATAATCGAGCCTACTAATAGTGGGTGTGCGTTCGACCCACCGGCAAACGACACAATGCCATACCAGAATATCCCAAACCCCACACCTGCGAGGATACTACTTTTAATCGCTTCTTTATTCTTCTCACTAATCTTCACTGATACTCTCCGCTTGTACGTCAATTATTGTATTGCTTGCGCCCTGAAACGCCTTCGGTGGCTCTAACCCAGGTGCGAAATTCACCACCAGTTGTACTCCACTTTGTACCACTTTATCATCTTTAAGTTTAGCTTGAATGGTCGGATCAAGGTTGGCCAGGCGAGTAACCGTCTCAAAGGCTTTGATTTGGTCTTTGCTATCGCCATAAGCAATAATGTTCTCCATTACCGTAAGACCTTGCTCTGCTATACGACGTGCCGCTAAATGGAACGCCCCACTCGCTGCCTGCGAAAGTACCGCACTTTCTGTCTCTTTATAGACTTGTTGGAACAGTTTGCTTGCTTTTAAGTTCTCGTACTGATACTTCGTCAACCCGTAGGCCTGTAAGATCGACTCCTCGTCCGCAGGATTGGCTATAAGCTCTAAAATTAACGCACCCCATTTCCCTACGTGGAAGCGACCTTGACTAGCCGTCTTACCATATTCCATATCCTTAGCATCAAAGTCTATCTGCGCTAAAATATCAGAGAGGTCTGGGATAGCTGGTTGGCTATCGCTAGATGACTGTTTGTCGTCTTCAGTTGATGTTGTGGAAATGGTCGTACCATCTGTCAAATTCGACATCGTTCACCTCTGTTAATTGTAGTGTGTCTATCATATAGCGAATTACGTCCGCTTTCGTCGCGCCATTGCGACTGCAAAATGCCAGTAGCTTATCGTGATAAGTGTCTTCCAACTTAACCTGTACTGTGTTCATTGCACCACCTTATAATAAATTAATCTTGTTAGTGAATATTAACACAAAAGTAGTTGACGTGGAATAGCGAATGTGTATAATAGCCATTGCAGTTGAAATGTTGTTTTTCAAAGTGCAATCCTTGATTCCTTTTTAAACAGTTTGGTTAATACCCACAGTTGAATGTCCTCGCTGGGGGCTTTTTTTATCCCGAAAATTTTCTGCGAAGTGTGTATACCCCTACCCCTAGGGTGACCTGTCCATCACGGGGGTGTATAAAGAAAGGTAGAGGTGGGTAAAGAAGTGCGGTCGATTTGGTGACTTGGTTTTTCGAGAACTACTTGGCTGACGTAGTGGACTCAGTATAACTTAGTACTGCTGAGATAGACTTGGCTGATGTTGAACGTGCAATACATTAAAAACAGTATACGTGACTTGAATTTGCGAAGTGTCGTGTGTAAAGTACTGTGTTTTTGCCATCCCCCGTGGTCACCTTACCGTCCAAACCCACGTGGGTATCAAGCGCGCACTACGGCATCCACGCCCCCAACGAGGTATGAGAAGGGGGAGCTATATCGGAGCGAGCGTAGCGAGCGACGTAGCGATAGCGATAGCCCTATTCAGTCAGTACATTAAGGAATGGTGATGAACAGATTTTTGTTGGGTGGGTGGGTGGCACGCCCGTGCGCTTTTTTATTTTTGCGTCATCGCTGGTTCCTTGTCTTATTCGGTGCGCCCTGCCTTTCTTTGTCGCTTGGCTGTACTTGGTCGCCTTGTCAATTCCCGTTCTCGGTGTGCATAGCTTACCCGAGTTCTACCACGCTTTTCTTTGTTTGCCTTACCTGTTTCTAGTATTCCTAGCATTTTCGCTTTGCTTGATTCATACCCAACAAAACACGCCTTGCATATTTATGCACTTTTTATTCACTTTGCTGCATAGTTATGCACTTTTTATTCATCGAGTTCGTTTCCGGTGTCACCCATTGCTATTTAAAACAGGCAAAAACAGCCAAATTTTTATGCTTTTCTACGTGTACCCTGAATTTCCTAAATAAAATCAATAACTTATAGCGATAGATTTTACAAATCGACGGTGTGCAGGAAGTAAAGATAAAACCTATCAATCAAAATTGACGTTTTTAACCATGCGATTGAATAAATATTCACGCCTGAAAAACCCGAAAACAGCCAAATTTTCATAGATTTTTCGGTTAAAGCTGGATTTAGCTTTATAAATCAACGACTTACAACGATAGATTTTAACGATTGACGGTGTGCAGGCGTGATAGGCAAAACCTTCAATGAATAATTATGCACTTTTCCGCACACCTCGTTGCATAAATATGCACTTTTCTGCACACCTCGTTGCATAAATATGCAATCGTCCAAAATTTAGACAATTTTTCACTATATATTTATACACCCCTGACCGTTTTTATACTGTTTCAATTCTACTGTACGATTTTTCAGCGAATCTTGTCACTTTTTTACTTCAAAAACAAGCCCGATCCCGTTTGATGTAGGTTTAAAACAGTAGAAAAAATCCACTTAATCAGCCATCAAAACGGGATCGCGATAATCCCCGAAGAAAATAATTAAAGACAGCGAAAAACAAAAGGCGAAAAGGCTAAAAATCCTTATATTATATATATTTATATATTTAATTAATATAGATCGACCATATCGCCAGAAAGGTGCATTTTCTTATGATTTTATCGCGATCCCGATGATCCCGCTATTTTTAGGGTATAGGGTCGTTGGTAAAATTTTCCTTTGTTTTGTCGCGATTTTCGGCGTGCAAAATTTACGTCACTTTTGTAAATCTTAGGATTTTATACATTCATCGCCTTTTTCTAAAGCTCTTCAATTTTTTTTAGCGGGATCAACGGGATCGCGATATTTCAATAAGAAAATAAGTTATTGAAATAAAACAAAAAACAGTCAGATTTTACCTTAAAAATCAACGCCCGACCGCGTGGCTAAACAGCCATAAATGACCGACCACAACACAAAAACAACGGGATCGGTGATTTTTCTACCTTTCGCAAAACTACTGTACATTAGAACAGGCGCAGATTTCGATCTAAAATTCGTTCATTACTGAAAATCACCCTGTAATTTAAAAACCACTTACAAAACTGTTTTATACGTGAATTCTGACTACCTTTTGCGTGGTGCTGGTCGCATTTTCACGCATATTTTACGTATCGAACGAAAAACAGCGTGATTTTAAATTTTATTCATAGTGGAATCTGGTTTACATTAATTTCATTCATAAAACTACCGTTTTTCGCCAGCTGGGTATCTAATTGTTCAAAAAATAATCAATCGAACAAAAATAAATAAATACTTTTAAAATATCATTTGACAGTATAAAGGAAACTGCTATAATGAAGCCATCAAGACGGGGGAACCTGGTTTGACTGGCTCTTTAACAATTAGGAATCATACGACCGCACTAACGTGCGGTCTATATCGTCACGTGAGTGACGATATATAAAAAAGCGTTAATGAAAAAGAAACAAAAAAGTTAAATTTTCAAAAGTCGTATTTTTACAGTCGTGCGGTTTAGTTATGAGATAGACCAGGCGCAAGTGATACGGCTTTTTATAAATTTAATTCATAGGAAAACTTTAGTTTGCCGTATTACACCGCCAAGCGGTGTAATACTTTAATCAACAGAAAGAGGACTTAAAAAATGAAAACTTACTACTACTTCAACGCAAATTGTGAACTAATCGCAGAAGCGCAATTTTTAACGGATGCGGAAGCATTTGATTTTTGTTTTAGCGACGCAAGAATTTGCGCTTGGAATGATAAACCTTATCTAGAAATTTAATAGGAGCTTAAAAATGAAAACATTTACTACTTACTTAAACGATTTTAGTTTTGACTATTTGGTCAATCTTTGGGACGAGTACGCAAGAGATAATTACCCTGATGCTTACATTTACGATGGCATAGAAGAATTTATAGAAACGTATGACACAGATGCAATAGAAGCGACCAGAATGGTCTTTTTTGGTGATGTTCGCAGTTTGGGCGATTACGTTTATTTAAACGGTTATGGTAATTTTCAATCTTGTTGGGATGTTGAAAGCAGCCCGATTGACTTGGACGAGTTGGCAAAATGGATGAAAGACACTAACCACTATGAATATAAAGAATGGTTAGACAACATCGAGGCTTACGACTTCGCCGACTGGTTAGGCGGTGAGTTAACCAATGAAGAATTAACCGAACTATGGAGCGAGTACATTCAAGAAGTGGATGAAGACGATTTAGACGGAAACGGCTTGCCACTTAATTTTGACATCGAAGACTTAGCACGGGAAATGATGGTAGATTGGCGTCAACACTTTGACGACTTTATAGAAGCGCATATCTAAAGCATAGTAAATAAATTGAAACCGCTTGGAACTTTAAAGACTAGGCGGTTTTTGTGTATTTATTTTTAACAAAAGAGGACTAAAACAATGTACGAAATTTTAAAAAATAGATTGAGCGAGCATAAATATATAACATTTACAGGCGAAACTATGCCTAGACGCTTGCTTATTGACCGCACTCAATTTTTACGCAAGGGTGGAAAATATAAATTTAAGGCTATGAGAATGAGCGATGGCAACGTGCATTTGTGGGTGCTTGATAAGTATTACGACCACAATATGCAGCTATTAAAAAGAATTGAACCAGGTGAGCCAGTGGGCGCGGAAGACTTTGAAAAAATCTATGCTATCGCGAATAACTGGCTTAATAGCTAACGAAACAGGAACTAACAATGATTAAACTAATTTCAAGCGTGGCAATCGTCGCGCTTTTAACTTTCTCGTGTGTTGAGACAATGGATCGCGAATGGTTGAACAATTACCAGACGCAAACGGGCTTTATTGCCCGTTTTGCCAATAGCGACGACGAGTGCAGATCAACTGAACACTTTGATGCACGGTGGGGAATTTGCGTAAAAATGAGAGAATTTACCGCAGATGATAATCTATAAGAAAGAGGGAACAATGAAACAACGTTTTATTTTAGCGGTTGAGCGTAAGAACTTAACCGAACAAGCCGAGATCCAATTATTGAACTTAGACCGCACATTATTTTTGAGTGAAAACTCTTTTAAAAGGATACTTAAAGACACCCTACAAGAAAGAGAAGGAAAAGTAAAGGTAGTTATTGGAACGTTTGCCGAATGGGTGCGCTATGCACGGGAAAACGTGGACTTTAAACCAGAAGACTACACCGTTATTGATATAGAAATTGAATATTAAACAAATTCATACAAGGACTAAAACATTATGAAAGCAATTAACTTTGAAAAATACAACATTAACAACGATTTAATTCTAGACCGTACAGGCGAGCTATTAAATGATCGCCTACCTGACGCAGTTGGGCAATACGGGTGCGATTTGCTCAACTTCCTATTTAATGAAGAAGAAGCCTTTATTTACGATATCGACGCAGAAGAAGCCGTAAACAGTGTGAACACCTGGAGCGCAATTCGTCTGGTGCAGAAGTATGAGCAAGATAACTTTGGGGAAACGAACACAGAACTAGAGCCTTGTAAGATCGCTAATATGTGCGTATATATTTATGGGGAGTTTTTATTAAATCAGGTTGAACACTTGCACGGTGAAGCGTGGGGTCGTGAATTGACCACGGAAGACTTGGATATTATCGCAGACCAGATGGCGAAATGGTTAGAACTAAATGCGCCTACAGATAGCGACAGATATAGCAAACGAGAAATTGACGGGCAGGTTTGGGACTATTTCGGAACTTATTAATAGTAGAGGTGAGAAAATGACAGAGATTGAGAAATTACAACAATTAGTAAATGTTTTCAAAGCAGCAATAAATGAAGGGATCGCTAGTGATAACTGGCTTAGACTTTTACGAGAAAAAATGCACGATTACGGGCGTGGATTTATGATAAGAGAATCAGAACTTATCCGAGAACGTAAATTTTTAGAATGGTTTGCAAGCCAAAAGAATGACCCGGTATCAATTTTCGGTGGGGCGTTTGTAGCAGAAGGTGAGATCTTGTTAGCACTACACGACAGAAGAAAATCAATAGATGACATAGAAGAAACGCTTTTAGAACATGCAGCCTATGAAGTAGCGGTGCAAAAAGCAAATGGGGTAGAAGTGTTCGCCGTAGAGGACGCCTATAATAAATTGTACGATCTAGTTATACAGACAAACAACGGGCGGAGAGAGTTAGCCAGTGCATTAAAAGATCTAGTGTTAGCAATCGAAAAGTGGTTAGACGGATGCGAAATGATCGATGTCAAAATTTGGTAGAGGTGCGATTATGAGTGAAGTAGAAAAATTTGTAAATAGAATCGGCTTACTTGAGAAAGAAGAAAACGTACAGCAACTAATTGCAGAAATCAAGGAAGAAATTGAGCAAGATCCTGTGTGTATAAAAGAATTTTATGACTGGTGGTTTAGCTCAAAATATGACGGTAAGGTAGTAGACGTCAATGTTTACTCCGACGAAGGCGAGACATTAAGTTTTGTTTTATATGAACTTGTCAAAGACAGTTTAGGGTTTTGGAGCGTGAACACGGATAAAGTGTTAGGGCGTGCCGAAATGAATGTTGAAGACATAGAAGAATTATTAGGAGCAGAGGTGGCGAAATGCGTATTGAACTTAATGAAGAACTAAAGGAGCGATTGGAAGCAATCGCCTTGCTTATGAAAACTGAAAAACGTGTACCACCGACGGCATACTTTCCCTTTATCGTGTGTTTTGAATGGGTAAATGCGGTAGGCTATGCAGTCAAACGGTCGGTACAAGCACGCAGAATTAAACTGTGTGAGGCGTATAACAGCTATTTACAGGCAGATGGTAGCGGTAGCTTTGAACAGGTGCAGAAGTGCCTAGACGAGCTGCTAAAAGAGCTTGACGACTATTTGTTTTTAGATATTGAAGAAGAAACAAAGTCAAAAATGAATACAAGTAAAGCACGATTAAGTGCATTTATGACAGCGAAGATGAAAAAGTAGAGGTGAGATTATGAGCAGCGACATTATAAGAGTTATTAGACGAGGAGCGGTTACAGTGGATGGGCGCAAGTATATAGCTGATGAGCTAAAGGTACTAGACGGTAGAAGTGTACGAATATCAATCAACGTGAAAACAATTATGGAAATAGCGGTATATACACTTAATGATAGATTTATCTGTAAGGCAAAAATGAAAAAGTAGAGGTGAATAATGAAATACCAAAAAGAACTTAACGAAATAAACGCAACCATTCGCCCGTATGGACTGAACGCAGAGTTTAGAAATGACGGATGGCAGATTTACATTCGGGTGCGCAACGGCGCAATTAACTATTATCCTTCAACAGATAGATGGCACACGGAACGACGAAAGTTATACAAAGGCAAAGAATATATGCTTGCCTATATCGTGGGAAACATTGATCGGCTGAAATTTAGACCACAGCCACAGGTACAATATAAACCAGTACAAAAGAAAGGAAAAGTGCGAGCGTTTCTCGATTGGATTAAATCAATCTTCAATAAGTAGAGGTAAGTAAAAATGGTTGAACGAGAGAACAGCAAATTGCCGCATCTATACAGAATGGTGCGCAACTTAATCACTATGACAGCGTGTGAAGGAATACCAGTAGCGGAGATTTCGACTATTTGGATGACGATTGATGATATAGATAGTCTTATGCACTTACTAAGTAAGACTGACTATAAATGCAGCTATGACGAAAAACATGCTTTAATTATGATAGATATGCGGTGAGAAAAAATGAATGGAAAAGTAACGCAAGAAGTAGCCACAGGCAAAGAAGGTATGATGAAAGTACTTGAAGTGGTGATGAAGTGCTTGGCAGAAGGTGCGCTGAGTATCAAGCTGACACAGGAAGCCACACGGGAGATGAATAAACGCTTTTCAGAGAAACCAACGGATGAAGAATATCTGAATACACCAGTTTTATTTACTTTGCCTAACGGCATTTCAACGGGTTCAATTCAACATATTGTGGACGAGTGGTTAGAGCCTGAAGTGTTGGACTATTTAGAGAAACAAGGAGAGTTTGTGCCGTACTCAGTAATTAAACATTTTGTCGCAGAGATAGACAAAATAAAAGTTGAGGTGATTTAAATGGAATGGAATAGACTAAAACGTAGACATATTCGAGTCTCAGCATTTACAAATATTCAAATAGAGCTGAATGTTTATATAGAAGGTAAGTATGCGGTTGCTATGGTTGATACATATAGCATAGGACAAAACGCATATTCCGTAGTGTCATTCCACGCGGAATATAAATCGCTAGAAGTAGCGGAAGACGCATATAGAAAGCTAGACAACATATTAGACACATTAGTTGAGCTAAAAGAAGCAGAGGTGATCTAAATGGCTAAAAGTAGCAACAAGCGCAAGAACGGGAAACGCGTGGTGAATAACCACGCGGAACGCTTAAAACGTTTGCAGGCGAGAGAGATTGCAGATCTTATGGTGTGTAATGCTGTCAGTAGAAGTGAGATTGAAACTGACGGGGATAGACTTGTTCCACGCACCTGTGTGTATAGTGTAACAAAACGCAACGTTACAACCATTACCACGCGACAAGCTGACGCACTAATGGATCAACGTTGGGCGTGGAATATCCAGTTTGGTATTATCTGTCGCCATAAAGACGGAGAAGTCGTATTAGAGAACGAGGAGAACGCGCAGCTTTTCACTGAAGTAAAATTGCGTGAAATGAACGAGTTTGTGACCGAAAAGCTGATGGAGCTATGGGAGCAGACTGACAAAGAAACCGCCTTGACAATGTTCTGGGTAGCATCGCCTTATAATATCTACAATAAGGGAGTAGATGTACCACTGGAAGCCGTACTTGCACCTGTTTGGGTGTTCAACGTGTTAGGTAGCGTACTAACACAATACGAGCAAGACAACAAAGACCATCAAGTTATGCACTATCGCACGGATAAACTTGAAGAATTTATGAAGTGGTTTACATCACAATCCGAGTACCGAGAAGAACTGAAACAGTTACGCACTTTGACGTATTGGTTTGAGTCTAGCGGTGAGAAAATGCAGAAAGGTGAGCTTGTAGCGTGGCGAGAAAAACTGATCAAAAACGGTGGTATAGAAACAATCACTAGAGACGGTGAGCCATTTAAACCACGTGCAACCGTAGAAGGCTTTGTCAATCGTGGCAGACGAACAGTAATCGCAGACGGCTTCGCAGCGAGTAAACTAATGGGTGTATTTGACGACGTACCGAAATGTTTAAAAGTGCGAGTAGATATAACAGACAACAAAGGAAACACATCAAGTGTAATGCTTTATAACGACAAGTAGAGGTGAATAAATATGGAATATGAAAACGAAATTAATTGGATTCATTATGAGGTCATAAATGATTTTATATTAGATCTTGGATACAGAGTGGCTTCAGAAAGCGTATTCAAAGATGGGCGAGTGCTTGAGTGGTTTATTCATATTGAAAGTAAGAAAGATGACGTATATACCGACATTCCAGTGTTGAATGAAAACACAGCATACAATGCGTACAACGAGCTAAAAGCGGTATTTAAAGTTAAGTAGAGGTAGGTAAAAATGAATATGGATTGGATGTTAGAACCGCCAGAGCCTTCTCGTAAGGAGCGGTGCATTGAAGCGCAAGTGGAAGCCTGGATGAAGAACCCATTACGCGGTGCGGAAGAAGCAGGGTTAGATCTCGAAGAATATCTTGATTGGGATAAACTTGAAGCTGACTTTGTAGAAGTGGCTGAAGATTATTATGACAGTTGTAACAGATAAAAAGCGGTTGACACCGTACAATAACAGTTTATACTTGCACTATAAATTTATAACGTGGTGCAAGTATAATGAAAGTAAAGTTTATGCTGACGATTGACAGCAGTCTTAGAACAATGATTAAACGTGAAGCACGTAAGCACGGTATCTCAATGAACGAGTATATCGAGACGGTGCTAACACAGTTTGTAAATATAGAACGAGGGCGAAATGGCACGAACACGCAAAAGCCTGACGGAGCGTATAAAGGCTAACACCACACAAGAAGGTGATTGCTTAATCTGGAACGGGGCGATGTCTGGAAATTCACCAGTCGTTTGCGAACGACTACCTAACGGCAAGTACACCAACATAAATATTCGCACTGCGAGAGGGATGAGACTGTTCCCCGATACCACAGTCAATACAAGATTTACAACGACGTGCGGTAATCCACGTTGTTTTTCCAAAGACCATATCGTTATTGGTACAGCCACTAAACAAGCTCCTCGTAGAGTGCGAAGAGGTGACACAAAGTCGGATATGGCAGCGAATAAGAAGTTATTTAGTTTAGTAGTACACACTGAAGCCACAATGGTTGGTGAACAACTAAACGTATCATACGCAACGGTGCTTAAAATGCTTAAAAATAACACCAGTATGTACCCATACTTCTTAATTAAGTTAAAAGAACACTGTAACTTGGACGACGTGCGAGACAGCGACCAGAACGAATATTGGTTGAAGCACACGTACAATATATCTACCTTCGCATTGAACTTTATTAGACAGTGCAAGGAAAATGAATTAGAAAAAGCATACAAGCGTGACGATACATACGATGCAGAAATGGAATATATTGATTTTCTCGACAACTGCGAAGTGCATAACGATCACCTAGTATTAAAAGACGGTGTAGATATTACACCAAAATATAAATGCACCTGTGGATATGAAGGGTGCGTTAATCCACTACATAGAGGTGAGTAATGGAGTTAACCGAAATAACACTTGACTTTGAAACATACTACTGTAATAAGTCTAAGTATTCGTTATCAGCGAAAGGGATGACGATAGAGAAATATATTCGTAACCCTAAGTTTGAGATTATCGGTCTCGCCGTAAAAGTCGGTAACAAGCCAACAGAATGGCTTGCACCTCACGAAATTGAAGACTGGATCAAGCATATTGAAATTGCTTACGGTTGGGATAACGTGAGAGTGATTGCGCACAACGCTCGCTTTGACGCAGCGATATTAGGTTGGAAATATAATATCTACCCTAAACAAATCGCAGACACAATGCTTATGAGTAGAGCTTGTCAATTATGGGACGGCCATTCTCTTGATAATGTAACGCGCGAGTTACGCAACCGTTACAACTGGGGAATAGTACGCGACGACAATGGTCAAACGATGTGGGGTAAATTTGAAACGAAAGACTTACCTGACACGTTAAATAAAGGTGACGAGGTTGTCAATGCAGACGGCAAACAGTTATTTGACTTCACAGAAGCCGAGTATGATGCTTATGCAGACTACTGTATCACCGACGTGGACTTAACTTGGTCAGCCTATAATTGGTTTATGAAAGTGCGTGAGTTTCCAGAGAAGGAAATCGAGATTATTACATTGACTATCGAGATGTTTACCTACCCTGTGATTGAGCTACATAAACCTGTATTACTTGAAGTGGAGAAAACAGTCAACGGTAAACGCCAAGCACTACTAGATAAAGTAGGTGCGACGGTAGAAGACTTGCGTTCGGACGTAAAATTCGCTGAATTATTGAGCCAATTAGGTGTAGAACCACCGACAAAACTCAACGCGAAAGGCGAAGTAAAATTTGCGTTCGCAAAGAAAGATCTTGGTTTCTTAAAACTGTTGGAACACGACGACCAATCCGTAGTAGAGTTAGTCGAAGCTCGTTTAGGAAATAAAAGCTCGCAAGCCGTAACGCGAGTTAAAACACTACTAGAGATGTCAGACCGAGGGTTGCTTCCTATACCGTTAGAGTATTACGCCGCGCATACGGGCAGATGGGGCGGGTCAGACGGGATTAACCTTCAGAACTTCAACCGAAACCAACTTGTCGATAAGTCCACACCGACTGGAACTAAAGTGTTCTACGCTGATAAGGCAGACGCAGTCGTTAAAGTGTTAGACGACGGAAAAGTGCAACTTGCCCGTGCAGGTGTAGTAGAAAACGACGAAGAAGAATTACATATTATGGGTCTTCGCGACGCACTGAAAGCACCAAAGGGCAAGAAGCTAGTGGTTTTCGATCTTTCGCAAGTCGAGCTTCGCGCGAACGCTTGGGAGTGGGGAGAACAATGGGTACTTGATACGCTAGTACAAGGTAAAGACATTTACAAAGTAACGGCAGCGAGTACATACGGAATACCTTACGAAGAAGTGAACAAATCGCAACGATTCGTTGGTAAATCACAGCAACTTGGTCTTGGCTATGGTGCAGGTGTGAACGGGCTTAAAGTGGTAATGGGTAAACGGTCTGAAGAATTTACTGACGACGAGTTACAAAGTTTCGTTAATGCCTATCGAAATGCTGCGAGCAATATTGTTCGTGGTTGGAGACAATGCAAGGCAGCACTTGGTGCGATGGTTAGCGGAGCATCGATAACGTTTTGCAAAGACGACATACTTTCCACAGACGGACACCGAATCGCATTACCGAATGGGTTACATCTAACCTACCGAGATATTCACGCTCGACCAGGTGAAATTGGTCCAGAGTTCTGGTTTTGGGGTAAGAATAAACAGACTAAAAAACCTGACTGGGAAAAGACGTTCCCCGGGAAATGCGATGAAAACATTACCCAGAGTTTATGTCGAATTATTATGGGTGACATTATGGTTGCAATTCGCGAAGACTTTGCTAAACGTAACTGGTCACGCGACGACGCGCATATTTGTTTGACCGTACACGATGAAGTGATCGTGTGTTGCAAAGACGAACTTGCGGAAGAAGTGTCAGAAATAATGCAGTATCAAATGAAGAAATCGAGAGACTGGTATCACGATTTACCGTTGGACTGTGCGGGTGATATTGCTAAACGATATGGGTGTGCTAAATAAAATTAAATAAGGAAAAGGATATGAGATTATAAGAAATGCGAGTTCAAATTAGTTTGTAATGAGGAACATTCTGCAACTATCAGTTTCAGATACAAAGAAAAGATTGTTTACAGCTCAGTAAAACGTAAGTTTTCAAACGGCGACGAGTATATTAAAGCACTTGAACTAATCATTAAAGTTTGGGAAAGCATTTATGGCGAAGAAATACCGTCACGAATCTACGTAAACGCGTGGAAGAAGTTTAACAGTGAGCGATAAAAATGATTAATAAAATATTTAATGAAGACTGTCTTAAGACGTTGGCCAGGCTGTCAGACGACAGCATAGACTTAGTGATCACCTCGCCACCGTACAATATGAACTTGCGTATTAGGAATGGGGAATACTGCTCACGACAAATTACGAAGGAGTTTTCAACCAAGTACGAAGGGTTCAGCGATAATTTACCGATCGCAGAGTATTATGAGTTCCACGCAAATGTATTACGTGAACTGTTACGAGTATCACCTATGGTGTTTTATAACGTACAAATCGTAACTGGCAGTAAGCGAGCGATCTTTAAGTTGCTTGGTGATTTTAACGAGTATGTCAAAGACATTATCGTGTGGGATAAAGTTAATGCTCAACCTGCGATGGGCGAAGGCGTACTAAACAGACAGTCAGAACTTATTATCGTGTTTGATAAACGCAACGCTATCAGTCGTAAATTTAATTACTGTAACTTCGCAAGAGGTACACTTAATGACGTGTGGCAAATAAAACGTGGTAAGAAAGTAACAGGTTCACACGGTGCTACATTTCCAGAAGAATTAGTAGAGAAAATATTACTTAATTTTTCAAGAGAAGGCGACGTTGTCTATGACCCATTTATGGGAACGGGTACAACTGCGGTTGTGTGTAAACGTCTAGGACGAAGATACATAGGTAGCGAATTACTTTCGCAGTACGTCGACACAGCGAATGAGAGGTTGAAGAATGATTAAGTTTATGTTGGAAAGAACAGATTACAAAGACGATGATGGTCTTGTACTTAAAATCAGAAAAGCACTTCGTATTAGTAAGGATGTACAACTTGCGGTGTTAGCGTCGCGTGATAGTTTCACTACATTTACATTGGTTATTGATGTACCACATTCAGAAAAGCGCGCGGAACTGTTACATCGGTTACTAAAAAACGCGTCGTTACCAATCACTAACGTATGGAGAATTAAGAATGATTAAACGAACAGGACGGAAATTTTACCGCCACAATAGCGGTATTAGATACGCAGGTGAGTATGAGTTATTAGAAACAGATGTCTCAGTTGATGTTCAACAGGAAGAATATACCAGTTATGGTTATCTACTAATAGATTTATTTACGAACCATATTATCGCAGTACCCGATTTTATTTTTAACAACACATTCAAAGAGGTGAATTAAATGGAAAATCAATCATTAAAAAATAACGTCGTGATAAACTTTTCGTCAAGACTAAACGTACGAGAAATATCACAAATTATTCCGGACGTACTAAAAGTTATGGGCTTGAGTGTGTTAAATCGCGAGATAGTTAAAATCAACGTTAGACCAAGCGACGGTGAGTATCAGCTAGTTATAAACACTGTGCTGACTACAACGCAAGAACAAGCAATTCGCAGTTTATTCGGTCAGTTCAAGTATAAGATTAACTGGAGTGACTTCGATAACTTCGACGATCAAATGATGTAAGGTTTTATACGATGGAACAACAAGGCAGAAATTTAGGTGGGTCTAACTTTAGCAAGACTGATCCTAAACACAAAGATTACTGGGCCACGCCACAGAAAATGGTAGACGGCTTATTCGCGTATGTAGAGCTAAAAGGAATAGTACCGAAAGGTTTACATAGATTGGACGTGTGTGCGTCAGAATTAAACAAGAAGTGCGAGGATTTTATTTCGGAAGAACAAAACACACTAACAACAGATTGGGGAGAGAATAAATTATGTTGGCTTAACCCACCATATTCAGACGTGCAACCGTTCTTATCGAAGGCCGTGCGTGAAGCAGAGAATGGGAACTACACCGTGGCGTTACTCAAAAACGACTGTTCAACGAAGTGGTTTCACTTCGCAGCAAAAAACGCAATCGCAGTGGCTTACATTATGTTAGGTCGTATCGGGTTCGTTTCAGCGATGACGGACAAAAGTGTAGGTGGAAATAACTTTAGTTCGGTGGCGTTTGTCTTCGGGCCGGGTCGTAAAGGTTTACGAAGTCTTTATGTTACAAAACAAAAACTAGAGGATCTAGCGCAATGCGACAAGCAATAGTGATAATTAATATAGTAGGGCTAGTAGTCTGTGGAATGTTGCTGATGCAAGGTATCGAAGGTAAAAGCTGGTTTAAAGTAACGATAGGTACGCTATGTTTATTAGCTAACGTAGTGAGCTTAATTAAGTATATGGAGAAATAAGATGGCGAGACTGATTGAGTTAACGAAGGTTAATGGGAGTAAACACTTAGTTAATGTAGATCATATAACCGACGTATGGCGTAACGAATATGTAGATAAAACGTATTTGTTTCTTAGCAACTGTATTGATGGAGAACACTCTCTAGAAGTCAAAGAAACACTTGAACAAATCAAAAACTTAGTGAACGGGTATTGATATGAGTATAAGGAAAGAAATAGAGACCGATATTGCGTCAGTTATAGAGGAAGATTACCGCTTAGTCAGAGAAATTGTTCGTAACAATTATGATAAAGACCCGAATTTTTTAAAACATATACGAAAAGATTCGCTACGTAACTACCCTGTAAAACTACCAGATATCACGATATGTCGTAGAATGGTAGTTCGTTACGTCCGCAAGGCTGCGAAGAAATATAAAGGTAAATGCGTAGTGTACAGCAATAAGGTAAAAGTAACTCTTTATGGAGATAGAATAAATGTGTAAATATCGTAAAAAACCAGTTGTCATTGACGCGCGGCAGTTAACGAAAGAAAACGTGGATACAGTTATACCAGAGTGGCTAGACTTAGACGCGGTACATATCTTTAATTCCGGACAGCTTTTCGCGGAAATCGTAACGCTTGAAGGTGTTATGCAAGCGAGTGAAGGCGACTATATAATTAAAGGGGTGCAAGGAGAATTTTATCCTTGTAAGCCAGATATTTTCGACGTAACGTATGAATTAGCGGAGTAGTTATGAAAGGCGTAATTAATGCACTTATATATGCCATTATAGGGTACATAAGTTTGGCGTCCATTGCAGCGTGTTTAGGTATCTTGATCGGTATCGCATATAAAACATTTCACTGGATAGTGTGAGGTTAGTATGAAACCATTTGATATAGAAAAAGCATTAGCAGGTGAACCAGTCCGCTTAAGAGACGGACATAAAGCGATTGTGTACTATTGTGTTCCAGACGAAATTAAGTTAGACGCGCAAGGTACACCTGTGTCGTTTCCAGTAAAAGGAATGACATTTAACAAAAACGGTTACTTAACAAATTCCACCATATCTTGGCGTAAAGATGGAAGATACAGATGTTCAGAATCTGATTATGACATCGTTGGGATGTGGGAAGAACCTAAATTTACCACAGAAGAAATTATGGAGAAGGCTTTTAGAGAAAAGTTGATCTTAAAACATTCGCGATTACTACCTGGATATAGAGGTTTTAGAGTAGTTGGAAAAACATTGGATAACGATTATATATTACAAGATTGCGATAATGGCAATATGTATTTTGCTTATGTATTCAATGAAAACATTGTATGGTCAATTAAGGATTAAAAAATGAAACACATAATGGTAGACATAGAAACATTATCCACTGCGGTCAACGCAGCGGTATTAAGTGTAGGTGCGGTAGAGTTCGATCCGATGACTGGTGCGATTTTACGTAAGTTCTATCACGAGTTAGACTTAACCGATCAAACAACTCGCCATATCGACGCGAGTACGGTACAGTGGTGGGCGAAGCAGTGTTTAGTTAATGTAGATAACATTGCGTTCCTAGCTAAAAATAACCGTGAGAAAGACGCTGTCACATACGTGCTACACGAACTAGGTACTTTCATTAACGGTGGTACAGAGTATTCTATGGTGCGTACAGAAGGATATGAGAAGGTTGCGTTATGGGCGTGTGATCCAGACTTTGACATTGCGATCTTAGCTGACCTTTACAAAGAGCATAACTTACCTACACCGTGGAAGTATAGTGAGCCTAAGTCAGTGCGTACCGTGCGTATGTTAACACAAATCGCGGGTATGGATATTCCAGCACAAGAAGCGACGCACAATGCGTTAAATGACTGTATTAGACAGGCGAAAGAAGTATCCTACTTTATCGCTAACCTACAACACGATGGAGCGTAATATGGGATACATCAACGCAAAGGACGAACTGCTTAAACACGTAGGAAGTATGGATAACGTAAAAGCGGTGCAGTTAAAATACGAACGACTTACACAGCACTCAACATCAGTACAGTTGTTTCATCTACCAGAAGGCTACTCGCCAGAAGTGTTAGAAGACTTCTTACACAACATTAATTTTTCGTACGATAAATGGTATGGCTGGCAAGAATTGTTTGGTTTTATCTGGTGGAAAGACGGTACGTGGTCAAGTCGCCACGAATACGACGGATCGGAAAAATGGGTACATAACGTCGTACCGCACTACCCGTTAAGCCGTAGCGAAATGATGGATTTAGATAGTGAAGGAATGATAGGGCTATGATGAAACTAATGCCACAGTCACCTACTTCCGTAAGTACCTTCAATACTTGTCCTAAACAGTATCAAGCGAAGTACATTACGAAGGAAGTGACATTTCAACCAACGGAAGCAACCGAGCGTGGTACACGTTGGCATAAGCAGTTAGAAGATAGGCTGCGTGATAAGCTTGCACTTCCTGAAGAAACCGCACATTTTGAGCCGTTAATACGACGACTTGAAATGATGAAAGGCGACAAGCTACCGGAAACTAAACTCGCTATCACAAAAGACTTTAAACCGTGTACGTATAGAGAGCGTTGGTACGGTGGTACGGCAGATGTTATCGTGTTAAACCACGAAGAACGCAAGGCCGTCATTTTCGACTATAAAACGGGGAAGACTAAGGACAACGAAGACTTCCGCAAACAGTTAACAACGTACGCACTTATGGCGTTTATGGCCTACCCGCATATCACACAGATACGTGTTGCGTATATCTTCTTAGACGCTATGGAATATAGCCCTATCGAGAAAGGCAAAAAAGGGTTGACGTTTTATCGCAAAGACATTGAAGAAATGAAAAGCGATCTTGCGTTCAACATAGAGAAAATAGCACGGGCAACCGAGCGAAACGAGTGGCTACCTAATCCAGGTGGATTATGTCGCCCAAATAAACCGACAGTCAACGGTGGACTACCGTGGTGTCAAGTTAAATCGTGTCCGTTTTGGAACAAAAGGTAAATTAAAATGAGCAAACAAACCGCAGAAGAATTTGTACAAGAAATTCGCAACAACTTTAACAAACATCTTGACGTTTTTATCAAAGGCGACGACGCATTAGGTAAGCAAAACTGGGGAGCGTTCCGTGATACTTATAAGTCAATGACGAAAGAACAGCTTGAAGAAATCGCAATGGCGCAGCACCTTAAAACAAATGAGATCTACCAAAATCAGAAGTTCATTGGTGACGCATACGAAGCCATTTTGCGAGACATCACTTACTGTAAAGACTTTGTGGCGTTCGGTGATTTAAAAACCAAAGCTGAAGCTGTACTACTCGCTCGCAGTATGATGGCGAAAGGGAAATCACCTGACGAAATTCGTCAAGCCGTGAGCAAAGCGACTGAAGGGTTAAGCACTTCAAACATTATTGTACAGTAGGTAGCACTATGTTTGGATTAGATAACTGGTTTATAACTGGATCGATTAGATTCGAGTGTGATTACTACGTTTATTTAGATGCCTTAAATGACCTAAGCTATGTAGTAGGACGTAATGGTACGGTTTCTGTACCAACTGGAGTAAAGGTACTAGGCGCGTTCGACGTATTCTATGATCTGAGTGGTACATTTTTATCCAGAGTGCTGGTAGAAATTAAAATACGACGGTTAATTAAAAAGCTAAATAAACAAGGCGTTAAAGCCAGACAACTGTGGAGTTTATAAAATGGCTAAAGCAACACCAGAAGGTAAAGTTAAAAAGAAACTTATTGACTTCTTAAAGTCGCTAGGTGGCGATTGTTTCTATTATATGCCAGTTCAAAATGGTATGGGTCAGACAGGCATTCCTGACATAATGGCGATTATTAAAGGTGTACCGTTCGCCTTTGAATGTAAGGCGACACCTAAACAGCACCCGACGGTGTTGCAGGCCTATGCTCTTGATCGTATTCATAAAGCGAGAGGGGTAGCGTGGGTGGTAGACTCTGATAACGTGGACTTAGTTAAGAACAGCGTAGAGATAATTGCGGAAAGTATCATTAATAATGCGGCAAGTTACGATGACTATGTTGAGCAGTTAGTTGATACAAACAAAGAATCACGTTTATATCGCTGGAAAGATAAATTAGAAGTAATGGAGTTTGAAGATGGCACTTGTAGTCAAGGATAAGAAAGCAATTTTCCTTAAAGTGCGAGACCCTAAAAAATACACTGACGTTTTAGACCAAGCAGGGATTAAGTATAAACAGGACGGCCACAAGTTGGCTGTCCGTCACAATGTTGATACATTTAAAATTCTATCTAACTTAGGCGCACGACTTGACAAGTTTGAGCCGATGCGCAGTTATTACGTATACCCTAAACTTCACGGGATTTATGATCCTATGAAGCACCAAGAAGAAACAGCCGTGTTTGTCTCGCAGAACCCTAAAGCGTTTGTGCTTAATACACAGCGAACAGGGAAAACGGCAAGCTGTCTTTGGGCAGCAGACTACCTTCTAAAAGAAGGTGTAATTGACAAGGTACTGATCTGTTGCACGGTGTCTAACTGTGCAACGTGGCACGACGAAGTGCGCGGTCTTTTCGCAAGCCGCTATTCTTTAGTGGCGCGCGGTACGCGTACAGTACGTAAGTCAATCCTAAGACAAAAGGCAGACTTCCATATTATCAACCACGACGGCATTAAAGTTGTCGCAGATATTTGGGAACACTACATTACAGATAAGACACTTTTAATCATTGACGAAGCTCGCTTATTCAGCGACCCTAACTCTGACCGTTGGAAAGTGATGAACGAGATGGCGACACGTTGTAAGTATGTCTGGGCGTTAACCGGAACCCCACTTTCCGGTGGCCCAGTTGCAGCGTACGGGTTCATTAAATTAGTCGCACCTCACCGTGTACCTAAGACCGTAGGGGCGTGGCAAGCGATGACAATGGTCAAGCTCGGAGAGCGTAAATGGATCCCGAAGCGTGGGTGGGAAGACACGGTGTTTAATGCACTCCAACCTGCGATTAGGTTTAATGCCGACGACGTGCTAGACTTACCGCCATTGCAAATGATGTACAACGAAGCAGAACTTACGGCTGACCAACAGAAAGCCTATAACAAGTTAAAGCACGAAGGTGCGATTCCGTTACGGGAAGGTAAAATCACAGCAGCGAACGCAGGGGTTTTAGTGTTTAAACTTCTTCAAACGGCAGCAGGTGTGGTGAAACTTGATCAAAACGGTGACGACGACACGGCGGTATTAAAACTACCACCTAAAGGTAGACTTAAAGTGTTGGACGAAATCATACAAGGTACGGATAACAAAGTAATTGTTTTCGCCAGTTACAAGGCAGTAGTTGATTTATTACAAGAGCATTGTAGTAAGAAGTATGGCTCAGTATGGATCGACGGACGAGTAACTGGTAAGAGACGTGACGAAGCGGTTAAGAAGTTTCAGACAGACCCTAATATTAAAGTGTTAGTGGCACACCCTAAAACGACATCACACGGGTTAGAGTTCGCAGTGGCAGACACGATTGTATGGTTCACGCCACATCACAGTCTGGAGTTATATGACCAAGCAAACAAACGAATACAGTCTAAGTTACAAAAGAACAATATGGGAATCTATCATATTTATGCGACACCGCTGGAGAAAGCAATCTACAATAAGCTCGCCAACGGTAGTGAAGCACAACAAAGTTTCTTAGAACTCTACAAACAAGAAATGCAAAATTAATTGAAAAAGATTATTGACAGTAGAGTAAAAGCAGTATAAAATTCGTATCAACTTAAACAACAAGAGAGGTGAATGATGGCAGGTAAAGGCAAATTTATCTACATTTACGAAGAAGACGGTGATAAACGTATTGTTGTTAAAGACAGTGCGTTTAATGCACCTGAAGACGCGAAGTATTTTCCACTTAGTCAGTTCAGCACTGACGATTTACTGAAAGTTAAAGCTCAAATCGCAACGGACTTAGAGAACCGTATGGACTTGGACGAAGTAACTGAGAGTAATTTGGAAAAACTTAGAGCGCAAATTCGTGGAGCGAAAGCAGAAACGATTGCACAACTCTATCGCCAAACGATTGACCGCTTAGAAGTAGTTGCAGCAGACGAAAAACGAGCGAAGACACGTCAAGCGATCCTAGAAGACGAATTAAAATATCGTATGCAGGAAGACAACGTATCGGAACTCAAATTCGCAGGACTACTTTCAGTGGCATATAAACCTGAGACGGTTTATTCAGTAGGCGAAGAAGGTTGGACACCAGTGTATAGCGACATTTTCGCAGAAACATTGGCAGGACAATTAGCTGACGGTGACACAGTTCACGAGTTAGCGAAAGAAAATAATCTTTCTAACGAAGAAGTGCAAGCGGTACTTAAAGGCTTAGAAGAAAAAGCACGTGCTGGTCTAAACAATACCGAAGCGTTTGCAATTTTACAAAAACGCTTAACCAGTACAACATTAAACGATTTAGCGAAACAAGGTTTAGAGTTACCGAGAGGTATTGAACAAGCTACGATTCGCAAAGTAAAAGTAAGAAAACTTAAATAAGACGGAGTGACTTATGTCAGAATTAATGGTTTTAGATATGGGCGAATTAGCCCTTCCTTATGACGAAACATTAGTAGCGGAGTTAACGAAAGACATCGCGCAAGGTTTCGGCGGTAATTTCAAACGTGCAGCACGTTTATCAATGGGTAACAGTGGGGATTGGGAACTTGTTGATAGCGAAGGTGAAATTCACGATATGGGTCGCGAAGTTGATCTTGTTATCGTTGACCAACGTACGTATAACTCTCGCATCCACTATGCGAAAACTTATGACGAGCAAAAAGCGGCTGGTGAGTTTGAAGCGCCAGACTGTTACTCAACCGACGGTCAGCACCCAGATACTTCGGTGGAAAACCCACTTTGCGATAGTTGTAAAGAATGTCCGTACAACAAAATCAGTAAAAACTGGGTTGACGGTAACGTAATGTGTAGCGTATATCGTCGCATTGTCGGTGTGTTAGTTAACGAAGACGGTTCATTCTCTGATCCATTCGTGCTTGAAATTAAATACAAATCTTTATCGGACGACGTAGTAGTAAACGGTCGCTATGGTAGCTACGGTTGGTATATGCGTTCATTGACTAACCAACGTCACCCACGAACAGGCGCACCTATGCCAGTGCCAACACAGTTTATCGTAACGCACTGTATGCCTAAACCAAAAATGGAAACAGCGACAATCAAATTCGGTATCGCTGCGAACAAAGCAGGTGGCTACTGGACGTTAACCGCTGAACAACGCGACGAAATCTTACGACTTAAAGACAGCAACGAAGTGAAAGAAATGTTAGAACCGTTTAATGCAGCGTTCAACAATCCTTCTTCAGCAGGTCGCATTGGAGTGAAAAACGTGGAAACTGAAGCACCTAAAGCAGAAGCTCCAGCTAAAAAACCTGCTCCAACTAAGAAAGAAGCTCCAGCTAAAAAACCTGCTCCAACTAAGAAAGTGAAAAAGGTTGTATTAGGTATGGAACACCCAGACGTGGTTAACACTACTGAGTATGACTACAACGAACTTAAAGAGTGGGCTGCTGAAGCAACACCTGAAGAAGTTAAAGAGTTCTTAGCTGACGCGTTCCCACAAGCGTTAGAGCCTGTGGAAGTACCTGACGACGAACCAGTCGCAGAAGAACCAAAACAAAAACCGGCACCGAAACGTAAAGCTCCGGTGAAAAAAGAAGAAGCGAAAGTTGAAAATGTCGTTGACACTTCTGGCGAAGAAGTTAGCGAAGCAGAAGCAACTGAAGCACAAAACTTAGCAAACGGATTAGACGATTTTGACGACTAGACAAATCTAATCTACTTATTATACAATACTGCACGGTGGTTTCAGAGCCACCGTGTTTTTCAGAATCGAGGTGAATAAAATGACAATTCAATCAACTAATTTAAGTATTCATAGTGTTGCATCTATTTGCAACTGCTTACCAGCTTTTCCATTCACCTCAAGCAGAGTAAGATCTGACATTTGTTTATAGGTGCAACATTATGAATACTCTCGAACATCTTTCTAAAATTCTACCGAGTAATGGCTTAAAAGTAATGGCAACTATGGTGCAACGCACCGACGCAGAAGGTAATCCTATTTTCAAAAACGACGGTGAACCGTCCATTACAACTAGACACAAAACATTCGGATCAATCGAACAGCTTGCCAAAGCAATTCAACTCAACGTTCGCAGTGGTAAACCTATCTATATGGCTATGGGTGGTTTCGACAGAGAACGCAGTTTCATTGATAAAGAATACGAAGGTAAACAATACAAAGGTTTCTCTCGCAGTGCTGACTTTACTACGCACTTTAGATCATTCTGGTTAGACTTAGACGTAGGCGAAGATAAAGCTGCGAGTGGAAAAGGTTACGCTACGCAAGAGATTGCGATTGAGAAACTCTGGCAGTTCGTCAATGACTTAGGTCTGCCTGATCCAATGGTTGTAAATAGTGGCCGTGGTGTTCACGCATACTGGCCTTTGAACGCAGACTTAGATGCTGCAAGTTGGTGGAAGTTAGCCAAAGTATTCGACGCAATTATTAAGTATTATGGACTTCTAGTTGATCCTTCGTGTACCGCAGATAAAGCACGTATTCTACGCCCGATTGGTACAATTAACCATAAGAACGGACATAAAGTGGAGCTTATTAGCGACGCAGATAGTATCTCTTATCTCGACTTCGCCAACGCTTTGAAACCTTACTACAAGGAACACAAAGAAGAAATCGAAGCTGTCAAGATTAAAGCTGTTGAGTATGTTAAGAAAGACCGTAGTGAGTTTAAAGACGATAAACCTAAACACGTTAAGTATTTCTTAAAACGCTGTCAAGTAGGTCAATATGTCTTAAACGGAGAAGAAGCAGTCGCAGAACCCGTATGGCGTGGCGTACTTGGTGTGATGAGATACTGCGAGAACGCAGACAAACATATCGAGACTTTACGTAAAAAATGTAAAGAACGTTTCCCAGAAACAACTCGCTTTGACGAAGACCGTACCGCGGAGAAATTACAACGTCTTGAAAGTATGGATATAGGCCCGACTACGTGCGGATATTTTAATCACGAGTGTGGAGAATTATGCGAAGGGTGTCCTTATCTCTACGACGAGACAGTTAAGACACCACTAAGATTAGCTGAGCATTATGAAGAAATCGAAATACCGCAGTACAACTTGGAGATCGGAGCGTTGGAATACCCAGCAGCAAAAGAGAACCAAGAAGAAGCAGATAGCGTCGGAGTTGACACAATCGCAGAACAAGGCGATAACAATGGCGGTGGTAGCAGCGATGATCCAACTGGCACAGCGACAACACCGCAACCACCTTTCCCTTATAGACGAACCGCAAAAGGATTAGTTGTAACGGAAAACGACGTAGAAAAAGTTTTCTTCAAAGGTGACTTGTTCCCGATTATGACTAAGTTCGTTGAAGTAATAGATGGCGAACAGAACATAATGGTGAAATACCAACTACGAGTTGGACTAAGTGGTAAGTACCAAGAAGTTTCTTTTCCAATGAAGGACTGGTACGCAACGGATAGATTGAAGCAACGTCTAGGTTCAGCCGGAGTTTCGATCTCTGAAAAGAATATGGCTACGCTTATTATGTATTTGCGAGCTTATCAAAATGAGGTGCAAGAAATGATGGACGAAGTTAGACAGCTACAACACTTCGGTTGGGATGGCAATAAGCCACAGTTCTTGTTAGGTAGTAGACTGTATCGCCCAGACGGTGTAGTGACGGTGCAACCACACGCAAACATTAAGAACTACTGCGGTTACTTTGACCAAGCAGGAACACTTGAAGGTTGGAAGGACTTAATGCGTCGATTAGGTGCAATTAATGCTGTTGAGCAACAGATCTGTTTATTAAGCAGTTTAGGTTCTTCGCTTATGCGGTTCACTAACTATAACGGTATCTGGCTACACCTAATGACTAAACCTGGTTACGGTAAAACAACAACACAGGAAATGATGAACGGTGTATGGGGAAACCCTAGTGACCTATTACTTAACGCAAAAGACACGGTTAATGCGATAGAAGAACGTTTCGGCCGCTGGACTAACATCGCTGTGACGATTGACGAGTTATCCAACCTTGACCCACGTGCGACATCTGACTTGTTGCTTGGTGTAACACAAGGTCGTACTAAACGTCGCTTGGACTCAAATATGCGTGAGCGTGTTGACAATCTGTCTTGGCAGTTAATGGTACTATCAAGTGGTAACTTCTCTTTAATCGACCGGATTAATACAGCGAAGGAAGACGTTGCAGCAGAAATCTCTCGTACGCTAGAGTTTAAATTACCTAAACCTACGTTGTCCGTACACGAAGGTGAGCTTTTAATTAAGAAACCTATTCGTGAGAATTACGGTGTGGCAGGTGCAGAGTGGCTACGTAAATTAGTTTGCATACCGCAGACGCAAATTCAAGAGATGATTGACCGTACTACCGAGACTTTCAGTACAACGTTAGAAGCGAAATCAGAAGAACGCTTCTGGGTGACAGGTTGCTCGGTGATTTATGTAGCAGGTGTACTCGCCAACAAAATGGGCTTAGTTGAGTGGGATATGAAAGCTATATTCGACAAGCTATGCGATATTGTGAAAGCGAACCGTAATAATAAAGACACCTACGAGTTTAGCCCTACGGATATATTAGCTGGCTTCTTGGCTGAGAACACACGTAATACAGTGGTAACTGACAAGGGTACGACAGAAGGTTCGATTATGATCCGACTATTCCCTCAAGGTGCATTAAACGTGCGATACGAGCAGGACAGTGGTAATGTTTATATCCGTACGGGAGCATTAAAAGAGTTCCTGGCCAAACGTGGTGTAGGTATAAACTCTGTGAAGGACGCATTGCACCAACGTGGACTATTGCTGGAGTCTGGTGTAAGACGAGTGCTATCGCAGGGACTACCACAAAACTCTGGTAGATCCTATTGCTGGGTAGTTAGAGCAGACGACTTAGTCAAATCAACCCTCGACCAAATTGTAGAGGATGGCAATGAGTAAGGACTGGTCTAAATTTAAAAAGAAACCGGAAAGTGCTGAAGAAACTTCAGCCTTTCCAACAATGAACCTTCGTGTAGTAGTTAGTGGTAGCTCACAAGTAATCGAACAGATGTATGAGCATAGAACTGCGAAGGGCGTTATAGTAGAAACAGAATGGGTAGCGATACCCGTAATATATTCACAGGGGTGAGTGATGACACAAATCGTTTATGACGGTCGCCATTTATTAGCAGACCGTAAATGTACCTACGGGTACTACACACCAGTCGACGCACCAAAGGTGTTTAAACTTCAAGTCGGAGACATTACCAGATACTTTGCATTTAGTGGGTCATTTAAAGAATGTGCGTTAGGCGAAGAAGTTGTAAGAAGTAACTTTGATCAAGAAGTGCGTAGTAAAGTGCGGACGATTTTAGGTGAAGACGTACTGGAACATTTCTTAGGGATTGTGGTTGACGTATCACCTACGGGAAAACGTGTTTGCCTTATTAACTATGCAGGTGACTTCTGTGAAATTAATCCAGATCAGTTTATCGCGATTGGCGCAATGCACTCAGAGTTGTCGGCAGCGTGGAAGGTGTGGAGTATGGCATTTGGTACGGGTGGTGATAGTGCGATTATGCAAGTACATAATCTAACTAAATTCGTGAGAGTAGTTACGGAAGGCACAGCCTTTGACCAAACTGGCAGAACATTTGATATTTATGATACAGAAACAGGAGAACTACGATGAGTTCAGAAGAAATGAAACAATGCTCGAAGTGCGGGGAAATTAAACCGCTAGACTTATTCGAGCGTCGCCACGGTGGTAAACCTGGCGCAAGATGTAAAGCGTGTATAGCTGAATATAAGCGAGCTGTTTATCGCAAAAATAAAATAGCGATACAGCTCGAGTCGCGAATGAATACGCTAAAAGCGTTCTGTAAAAAGAACGGTATCAAAATTAACATTGAGGTATTGAACGATGAAGTTGAGTGGGTTGAAGGCACTTCCGAGTGGTAATGTAATTGATTTTAATAATCTCAAAGGCTACGACTTTACTATAGAAGAAATCGCAGACCTACTTAGCCACGTCAAGCGATTTAATGGCTACGGTATGGACGTAGCGAGCCACAGTTTATGGGTTTCTGGAGCATTGTTTTACCTAACCGGTAACCCTCACATCGCATTACTTGGTTTAATGCACGACGCACAGGAAGCCTATATTGGCGATATTGCTACACCAGTTAAGGACGTAGCAGGTAACGACTGGGATCGCTTAGAAAACAACGTGCAACGTGCTATCTTGTGGCATTTAAACATTAAACACGAAAACAACTTAGGTGCAGATAAGTTGGTTAAGTTACTTGACCAAGTGTCACTTAAACTTGAATACCAACAAATGAAAGAAGCCGGAACTTATAAGTCAGACTCTGAAGGTATATGGGAAGCAGCACTGGCGAAAGTACCTAGTATTGAAGGACTAGAACTTCCGAAGGAAGATACTCATAGCGCAGTTGATTTTGTTTTCGCATACAACCACTACAAGGCATTGTGCGAGGAAGATATTACCTATACAAATTGCAGCTATCTATTTGAAGGTAAGAAGTATACTTGCGCAGTAAATGCAGAATATTTAGAAACATTCTTCAATAAATTATAGGAGTAATTATGGAACACGTAAAAAGCAACGTTAGACAGTGGAAACTCCCACCAAATGTTGGTTCTATTGATGAATCTAGAGTAGGGCAAATTAACCCTGTAACAGGTGCAGTTAGTGACTCAGCACTAAACAAACAAGTAGGTGGTAATCACTATAAGCAGTTTGCAATCCAACCGGTAGAGTTCATTAACGCAAATAACTTAAGCTATATGCAAGGTAATGTAATAAAATACGTTGTGCGTTATCCATTCAAAAATGGTATCGCAGATCTTGAAAAAGCGAAACATTATATTGAGATGTTAATCGAATTTGAACGAAACAAACAGCTAAACGAAGAATAGGAAAAACCCCAGTAGCAATACTGGGGTTTTTGTTTAATTAAACTTTGAGACCAAATTCTTTATAAATGATTTTGTAATTTCAGGTAACATCTGTAATACAACTTCTAACACCATCGCACCACCTGCTCCTGCGACAGCAGCTAGTAGGCCGTTAAGCCATATACTAAACTCTGCGCCAAAGTGGAACGCGGCTGCGTTACCGGCAAATATACCGATAAAAATATCGAGTAGTCGGTGACTTAGGGGCTTGCCTTTATCTAACTCAACACTCGCTTTTATAGAGCCTAATAAAGAACCAATCACAACTATAATTATATCAATGCGTTGTGCTAATTCATTCATTTATTCCCTCACACTTAAATACGTAGAAAACTGCTAACAGATACCAAATACTTAGCCCTGTGCATACAACCATCTGCATATCAAGTGGAGGATATTTAGAAACATAACCGTTGGCTAAAATCGCCTGTGCTAACGCACCTAGCATTAAACCAAAAGATTTAAATACTTGATGCGGTCTCCCACGGGTAACTAAACCTATTACTCCAAAGACCACAGTGGCGGTTGCTACTAGCAACAACGCAACGCTATGCGACTCTAATTTAGGTGGCATTTCTACTGGCATAATTCCAGTAGTGTGTAGGTAAAGTGCGATTGCCCATAGCCCACTTACCACCACGTTAATTACTTGTGCAGGGCGCGTATCGCGCCCATATATTAAGTACAAGATGCCACAAGACATAGATCACCCCCTCTATAAGTGGTCGTTGTTGTCGTTTGGTATACCTATGAAGTTACCTTCGCCACCTAAACCTTCTACCTTGTCACAAGAGTTACCACTAAACACAGTCTCGTCGCCTAACGATACTACGTCAACTTCAGGGCATTTGTCTTGCTGACATTCTTCAAGTTTACGTTTAAGCTCAGCGATTTCAGCGTCTTTCGCAGTTAACTCATTTTGCTTAGTAACAAGTTCAGCGAGAGCTTCGTTGAGATCTTCTTTCGCTTTGGCTGCTTCAGCTTTAGTGTTTTCAGCTTTAGCGATAGCGGCTGCTTCAGACTCCTGTGCTGCTTCTTTATCACGCTCAGCTTGGTCTTTTGCTGCATTAGCGTTAGCGGCTAACAAACGTGCAGACTCAGCTTCCGTTTCAGCCGCTTCTTTAGCTTGTTCTGCTTGTGCCTTTGCTTGCTCCGCAGCTTCTTTGTCCGCAGTTGCTTTCGCTTCTGCTTCTTTAGCTGCTTCTAAGGCCTTAGCTGCTTCCGTTGCTTTTTCTTCCGCCTGTGCTTTAACTTCTTCTGCTTTAGCTGCTTTCTCGTCAGCTTTCGCTTTGTCAGCTTGCGCTTGTTTCAACTGAGCTTCAACTTGCGAACAGTCGCCAGTCTTAGGTGCGGTCGCAGTCTTACCTTGTTTCCAAGTTTGCGTCACCATATCCCAGTATACACCGCCTTCGCACGAACAACCGCCACCGGTCATTGATGTAGGGTCGAACCCTTCATACGGATCGAATTTAGCGTCCATAGTTTCTCCTTATTTAATTAAAGATAATCGCCAATGTCTTTAGTGATCGGTTGAGTGGTTACCGATACATTACCGAAGAAAGAAGATACTTGGAACGGATCAACCGTGTACTCAACTTTCCAAATTCTTGTTTTATCGTAGTCAATATCGTCCGCAAGTGTTTCGCCAGTAACTCCATTACCAGTAAATGTCTTCGTACCTTCGTACACTTTACCGCTGTAACTATATAGTTTGTAATGAACTGTTTTAGTAACACTCTCTGCATCACTACTAATTGACTCATTGTCGTAGGTAATGCGCAAATCAGGGTTATAGCTAGATACATTAATTTTTGCGTTTTCAGTACCATCCTTATAAGGTAATTGCGGATAGTCTACTTCAACGGTGGTTGGTAGAATTTTGCCTTTGCCGCTATCCATTGCAAAACGTTCAGGTGTGGTGAATGTTAATTTCTTACCAACGTGTTTCTCGTTAAAGTCTTTAGCGTCCGTGTAATTAGCACGGTTAAACGCACCAACAGGCTCATTGTACTTGTAACCGTCAATCGCACTGGTAGCCTTAATGATGAAGTTGTCAGCCACATTGTCCAATTCTGCGACTGGTGTATCTAAGAAACGTTCTTGTTGAGGGGCTAGGCGCTCTTTCATCTTTAAAATAGATGCCGACCAAATTGCACCAGTTTCTACGTGTCTTAAATACTTGTCCTCTGTAGTTGCGAAGTGTGTGTCGGTGTCTGCCGGAGTTGGGTAGCTATCTAACACCTCAATCTCTGCACCAGGTGCTGTAACTTTACCGTCCACCACTTTAACCGTTTTAGCGTCTAAATCAGACTCGCGAATAATGATAATTGCCATATTAATCTCCAAAAAATCCAATTAAATCTACGGCATACACGTTGCCTGCTTTTAGGCCTTTACCGTAGATGTTTTTGTTGTTGCTGTTGTACCAAACTTTCCCACCGTCCCAAGTTTGTAAACTTGCTCCGTCTACAGGGTTAGGTGCGTCCGCTGGTAGTTTGAAAATAACCGAGCCATCTGGAATATCTTTCAGCACTTTAAATTCCAAATGCGTCTTACCAGTTCCGTCTAGAATAGACAACATTCTAAATTGAGGGTCAAGATAAGCTCTCGCATTTTCCGTTGTGATGGTATCTTTATCCAATGCGAACTCAGCCATATACCAGTTGTACTCTTTGAGTACTCGCACCTTATTCCCCTCAATGGTGAAGTCTGAGGTGTGTAGGTCTTCAGGTCTGATTACTTTCGTCATTCGAAATACCCACCTAAGTTGAGGATATACCGAGTGCCTGCTTTAAGCCCATTACCCATAACTGTGCGAGATCCAGCGTCAACCCAAATAGAACTACCATCAAACGTCTGCTCCTCAATAAGCTGCACCGGAGTTGGTGCTTCAGGCGGTAGCGTGTACAACGCACGACGAGGGCCAGAGTCGATAACCATCTTAAAATCAACGTGGATATTACCTTGAATACCTGCGACAGAAAGATAGTGTCGACCTGTTTTTGCGTAGTCCACTGCCATTTGCGTGGTAATAACGGTGTCCGGTGCTGCATATTTCAGATCGTAAATCTTAATGGTAGGTCTAACTCTAGCTTTATTATCTACAATGTCGAAGTCATCTTCGTGTAGGTCTTCTGGTCGAATGACCTTTTTCACTGCCATATAAACTCCAAAGGGGGATTACTCCCCCTGTGTTAATTAAGCTTCCGCAGCGGCTTCAGCTTTAGGTAATACGTAGCCAATGGTTGTACCATCTAAGCCTTGTAACTCGTCACCTTTAAGTAACGCAGCAAGATCTTTCACGGTTTCAGGATCTTTAACCGCTTCAACTACTTTCGCTTTGCCAACGTAGATACCGTCGTCTTTCACTTCTGCGATGTTGTCTGCTTCAGCAGAAACAACTAATAATTCAGCGAGTGTAGTTTCAACAGTTTTTTCGTTACCGCCCTCACCATCGTCCACAGTAATTTTTAATTTACCAGTCGCTTTATCGCCTTTAATCTTGGTAATACGTAAGTCAACCCCTGACTCAGGGATTTGTGCGACTAATTTGTTATCTACGATCTTGATGGTTACGTCGTCAACTACAACGTTTAATTTTTGGTCTGCGATTTCTAGTCCTTTACCGATGTCACGCTCGGTTACTACTTTGATTTTAGCCATTTAATTTCTCCTATTGTTGGCTTGCCACTACACGATGATATGTAGTGGCTATTGTTAAATTATCTACGCAAATACGTCGTAGTTCGCACTCCATCCAAACTGGCGTTTCGTCGCTGCATCATATGCAAGACCGAACTTATTCACAGGGATAGAGCGTAGATTACTACTCTGTAAAGTCCAGGTCGTGCCAAGTACATTAACTTGCATACCTGAGTGGTTATAACCGAACTGGAAGTACACGTTATTAAACACATCAGATAATATGGCATTAGGCCCTAAGTTAATCGTTGTACTCTCCGCATTTAGTTGCGTAGTACGGACGAAAATACCATTAAACACATCTACTACGCATCCACGCAAGATCATATCTCGTTCTAATAATGCGAAGTGTGATGTACCAGCAGGGTACGTTAAAGAACCATCTTCTAAAACAATGTTGAGACCTTCACCTACGAAGCGACGAAGATAAAGCGCCGTTGTCATTGTACCTACACGGACTCCCGCCACTGTGTTGTATTGGTACTCTGCCCATTGTGCGATAAGTTTAGGTTTGACGAACGACGTTGTGTTATAAACATAAACACCGTCTCCAAGATGAACATCTCCGTCTCTGTCATCACCATAATTAACCACGGTTAAATTTAAATCAAACAAACCGAATCGAGATTTACCGACGTAATATGTGCCACCATTTTTCAATAAGATCGTCGCATCACCACGACCACCGTTTTTTGAGGTAGCCAAACGACGTAGAGCGTGTTCAAATGTTTTCAACGGTTGTGCTTTTGTACCTGGGTTATCGTCGCTACCACCAACAGAGTCAACATATTGTCGTTGCAAGCTTTCTTCAATAACCTGCCAGTACCCGATACCGTTACTACGTAACTCTAATAAGTTACCAGCGTCAGGTGACAACTTAACACCTACTTCACCGTTCTCATTCATCACAAGACCGCTGGTTGGCCCTACATTAACGTCATAGGTTTTTGTTGCGTCCGTCCAGATCAGACCTTTCCCCATATTTGACGGTGCAACAACGTGAACGTCAGGTGCGTTCACTACGTTTTTTGCATTTTTATTTGCCATAATTAATTACCCTTATGGTTTAATTAAACCAATTTGTTCTGTACCACTTGCGTCTTTCAACGGAACGAAGCCTGCTAGGATTTCCTCTAACGCAGCAACACGTTTTGTAAGGTCGTTTACTTGCGCTTGTAAAGCGTTAGTCTGAACAACACTCGCAGCAACGTTAGTCTCACGTTTCCACATTGACCAACCGTTAGGATCTTTAAGTGAACCGTCACGGTTCATACCGCCTTCGTTAGTACGATGCCAAATCACATCGTCCGCACCAACTAAATACTGGTCTACTTGTTCAGGAGACGCAATTTGCCATCCATTGAAATCGTAAGCAGTGTTACCTGTTACTTCACCTAGCGAGGTGGTGGACGGTTGACTCACGTCTGTACTAACAACATTTGCCGGTACACCAGTAACATATTGGCCTTTATCTTTATTAACGAAACCGTAATAAACTGAGTAGCCTAACTGCGGATAACCTGTGTTCAAGTTGGTGATTTGCTCAACGTTCACAGGCTTGAGAGTAACTTCACCGGTAGCTGGGTTCACAATAAAGTCTTTATTGCTAAACTCAACTGTTAACGGATCTGCTTTTGTACCTTTACCAGTAATAGGTTTTTTAGCGTAGATCTCGCTCACTTGCAATGAACCGTCTTCACCAACTTTAAGACCGTCGCCAGCTTTGATACCAACACCGTCTCCAGTTGACTCTAAACCACCGTTTGGTTTAACTTTAACTGCGAGTCCGTCACCAGTAACAGATAAGCCACCACTGTCTTTAACTTTAACACCGACTCCGTCGCCAGTAGCTTCAAGTCCACCGTTCGATTTAGTTTTTACACCAAATTTACCGGATACATTCGCACCTTTTACTACGGTACTATCAAAGTCAGATTCTTTTAGGAAACCGTCAAAGTCACCGCACTGCACGACTTTACTTTTCGCTGGTAGGTCTACACCTTCACAGGTTTTCAAACCACCTTGGATTTTACCTTCATCAATCGCCTTCTGGATAATATTTTCCACTTGGTCTTTGGTTACAGGTACGAATGAATTACAACCACCACAAGCCATAATCTACCCCTTTTGTTTAATTGAACGCGCGATAAGGCCGATTACACCTAGCGCAGTTACGAAGTATGGTTTCCAGTTTTCCGGAAGGAAATCTGCAACCGCCTGTACGTTTGCATCTAATACAGGTACGACTGTAACTGCACCTAACACCCACGTACTCCAAGACTTAACATAGTCTTTAAATTTAAAAAATTGCATCTTAACCTCTAATCATAGTAAGGCACTTTTTTGCCGTTAACTAACATATACCCAGCAGGTTCGCCCAATAAAGAGTTCAACCCACCTGCGATTGTTGTTGGTAATTGTTCCACGTCAAGGCTGACAGGAGCGTCAGCTTGTTTACCGAAAGTATCGTCAGAACCGTTCTCACAGCAATCCGTGCCACATACCATAGCTTTAATCAATTCATCGCTAGGAACAAAGCTTACACACGCTCCTTTAGGGAAGCGACGAGGTGTAGTACCACTTAATCCACGTGTCATGGCGAGTGAACCTTGATGATTAATTAGCTTAACAACTTCGTACCCTACGGTGTCTTGGATCAACAGTGTCGTCCATTCATCGTGCGCCAAGCGGTTTAACGCGAAGCTAGGGTCTTTTAGTGGAATACTTGTGTCATCTGCTTCTAAAATTGCCGTAAGGCTTGTTGAAAAGCCAGGCATTGTTTTAGCAACCATATTTTCCCTCACAGCAATTATTTCTGTTGTCTGCTATAACGCCGGAAACTTTAACTGTTTCTCGCTTATCAATCTGGAAAGAATACACTTCGCAACCACACGCGACCACTTTTGCTACATAGCGACCACAATCCAGTTTGGTGAACTCTTTATCCAGTATAAAACATAAGCGACCTTCGTCGTCATAGTTGAACATATCATACACTAAAGTTAGTGGTTGTTCACGTTTTATTTCAATGGTTTCTATGCCACCGCAGGGGGTGCAACAATACACCCTTTCTGGCGGTTCTTCGCACTGGAGAGGTAGAATATGTAACTCTACCTCTTGGCAACAATCTGCGAAGTCATTTCTGCGAATACGTAAGCAAATCTGCTTAGTAAAATTGTTGGCTCTTAAAATCATTATTGATCCTCTAACTCGTGCATCTCTTTCAGATAGCGTAGGTTACTTTCATAATATTTCTCGTTCTTTTTGTCTGTACTTAACGCAGAACTTGAAATACGTTTTTGACGTTTCTGGTAGTCCAAGATAACTTTTATTTTAGCTTCTTGGTCTTTACTGAATGTACCGTCTTCGATACGTTTCTTCAACCAAGATTGCGTGTTCGCACTATCGCTACCTAACTTAAGTTCTTTACGCTCTGCTGCTACGTTGATTACTTTCGTAATTTTTTCATAACGAGCTAGGTTATTATTAACCTGTGCGTACGTACGTTGGCTTGGCGATTGTTGGTCTTTCAACGCTGTTTTCGTTCCAACCAATGCTTTCGCAACTTTAATCATTCTGGTTGCAGCAGGGTTATCTTTCTCAGCTTTTGTCGCTAACGGCTTATCTAACGCGTCAACAAGGTTAGCAAGTGGTGGAGCGAAACTCGCAGTCAAGTAACGAGCTTGTTCTGGGGTAATATTAATACCCGTTGCGTCAAACCCACGTGCTAACATAGTCCACGCATCCGCAGTAGTATTTTTACCGGCTGCCCACTTCTCTTTAAGGTTATCTGAACCTTGGCGAGAAAGTTTATTACCGAAGTCGTCTTTGTCACGTAACACGTTATACATAACCTGCACTACACGTGGTGTAACTGGTGCGGCTGCGATTTCAAAGATGTTTGACTCGCCTGGTGGTGTTGGTGCAACGTTAACGTTTTCAGACACTGCGTGTACCACGTGTTTCCAAGATGTACCTAGATCCCAGTTACCTTTCGCGTATTGGTATGCCGCTGTTCCAAGTGCGGCAGAAATCATATCTGCACCGTAGGCGATAGGCATACGTAATGTACCGAAACAACCTATTTTAATCGGTGTAGATCGCATTAATTCACCAGAGTTATAGTCACGTAGGGTTTCTTTCTCTCCACCGTCTTCGCACGGGAACATTTCCATAGCGAGTGCAGCTACTGCCATATACGCACTTCTGAAGATCGCTTGGCGAATAAAGTTAACCTGGCCATTCTTAGTTTCTAAACTGCGTACGGTAGATCTAGCACCTTGTGCGGTTGCGTTTGCGAAAGGTACTACGCTTCGCATAATACTTGAAAGTGCTGACGCACCTTTGTCGTTGAAGTTCATAAACCACAAGTTAGCTTCGATTGCTTTCTTCTGACTTAATCCCATTTCTTGCAAAGTATCAACCGTCGCGAGAGTAGAGACCATTTCCATCGCAGTAGTTAGCGTTAATGCTCTTGACTGTGCATTTGCTATGTTACGTGAAATAGCACCTGTGATACCGCCTTTTTCGTACGCGCGTTGTAATTCTTCCGTACTAAACTTAAACGAGTCCGCACGTGAGGAAATACCACCGGCATTAGCGATTTGTTTTAGTCTGTCGTAGGCTAACTTAGCGTCTGGTGATTTAACCAACCAGTTACGAAGTGAGGACGTTTTAGGGTTTTTATCTCCTTCTTCCAGTGCGAGTAGTAACGCGCCACGAAGATAACCTTTACCGAACATACCACTTAACGCATTTTTGTAGCTACGTGCAAACAAGTCTGCTGCGAACTGAAGTCTTAGTCCGTCGCTTTGGTCTTTCAAGTCGCTGAAGAAGTAGCCTACTTTGTTGTTGAGTGCGAACGCTTTTATTTGTGAGCGTTTTTCACCAAACCCTTTCCACGCATTGTAGAACGAGAACGCAGGCATCATCGTAATCATTACCGAGAAAATACTACGTACAGATCGAGCTACGTCTAATAGAGCGTTGTTTGGAGTCACTACGTTATCTAAGAATAACGCGTTGTTAGCTCTGTCATTATCTAATGATACTTTGATGTACTGCGAGTAACCGTTTTTATTCTTACGCGTAATTAAGTAACCTTTTGCTTCACCGAAGTTAGG